ACCGTGCGCGCAGCACGATTTCTTTGTCTACGTGATTGGGGCATTTTGATTTCCCCATCCTGTACGCGTTGCGGGGATCCCGCCAAGCCGACCGGCGTCCGCGGCCCCGCGCGTAAACGCGCCTTCTGCTCCGAGCCGTGCCGGGTGGCAATCGCCAGGACGGTCGGCGCCCGGTGCTGCCCGAAGTGCGGGAAGAGGATCGTCTCCACGGCGCGAACCTGCCGTCCATGCAGGAAGGGCGTTCGGAACGATCCAACGACGCTCAAGAAACTCCGGATCTGTGCATGCTGCGGCGAAACGTTCCGCGCCGCACTGAATCCACTGGGATGGCAGTCTCCATATTGCTCGACGACATGTCGGTCAACCGGCAGAGTGCTTTCCTGTGTCGGCTGCGGAGAGAGGTTTGAAGCGCGAGGATCGACCACAGTTCGCCATTGCGCGGGTTGTCGCGAAGAGAGAAAGCGTGCTGCATGGGCGGCGGACAATCATCGGAAGAGGACGCGCTCCAAGGGTCTTGAACGCGACCGTATCCTGCCTCGCGAGATATTCGACAGGGACGGCTGGAGGTGCCATCTCTGCGGCCGCCGAGTAAACAGCAGGCTTCGAGCGCCGCATCCCGGATCGGCGACCCTAGACCACATAACTCCCGTGTCGAAGGGCGGCCCGCATACAAGGGCCAACGTCGCAATCGCGCACCTGTCATGCAACAGCGCGAAGAGGGACAGGTCGGTCGGCGAGCAACTTCTACTCTTGGGATAGCCATGCCAGGACCGATCCCGAAGCCAGCTGATATCCGGCAGCGGACCAACCGCCACTCCACCGCGGCAACTCTGCCGAGTGAGCGCGCGTCGAGACGCCGGAAGGTGCCACCGCTTCCGCCCCGGGAATCGCAGACGGAGGTCTGGCACCCGAAGGTCATCGAGTGGTGGCGGACGGTCTGGACCTCGCCGATGGCCGGCGAGTATCTGCACGCCGATATGCGCGGTGGGCTCTTCAACCTGGCCGAGCTCTACCAGCGCCGGTGGTCCGAGAAGGATACCAAGGTCCTGATCGCCATCATCGCCGAGATCAGGCAGCAGGAGATCCGGTTCGGTCTCTCGCCGATCGATCGCCGTCGACTGCAGTGGGAGATCGAAAAGGGCGAAGAGGCCGCGGAGCGTACGACGAAGCGCCGAAAGAGTCGCAAGCTGGATGCCTCTGCGCGGAAAGACCCCCGAGATGTCCTGAAAGTGGTTGAATAGTGACGGTCCTGGTCTTCCCGCCGGCCGACGCTGATCCGTGGCCGACGCTCGGACCGCAGGTCTGCGAATGGATTGAGAACTGGCTGGTGCATGGCCCGGGCGATCTCTTCGGTGAACCGGTGCGACTCAACGACGAGATCCGGGCATGGATCTACCGGATGTATGAGATCGAACCGGCGCTGCTGGTCGAGAAGCGGGGCCGCGGCACGTCGCGGTCGAAGAATCCTCTGGCTGGTCGCCGGCGGTTCGAGCGGTGCATCCTCTCGTTGCGGAAGGGATCGTCGAAGACGGAACTCGCCGCCTGGATCGGCGCCGCTGAGCTGCATGCAGAGGCGCCGGTCCGCTGCACCGGGTTCGTGACCAGGCGCGGCGTGCCAGCTGAACCCGACGGCGCCGGCGTCACCGATCCGTACATCCCGATGATGTCGTCGACCGAGGAGCAGACCGAGGAGCTGGCGTACGGCGCACTACGCCGGATCCTCGATGCGAGTCCGCTGCGTCGCGACTTCGACATCGGGCTCAACCGGATACTCCGCGTCAGCGGCGACGGAAAAGCTGAGGCGGTCGCCGCAACGCCGAATGCCCGCGACGGTGCCCGCACCACCTTCCAGCATCTCGACGAGTCGCACCGCATCGTCCTCGACGCGCAGAAGCGCGCGTGGTCCGTCATGCTGGCGAACATGGGGAAGCGCCCGAAGGCGGATCCGTGGGCGCTCGAAACGACGACGGCGCCGGAGCCAGGCGGCGGCTCTGTCGCTGAATCGACGATGGACTACGTCCTCAAGCTCGCGGCGCAGAAGGATCCTGCGCGATCGAAGATCTTCTTCTACCACCGGGAAGCGTCACAGCGGCACGACCTCGCGACAAAGGCCGGTCTCCGTGCTGCGATCCTCGAGGCGTCCGGGCCGTTCATCGCCGAATGGACGGACGTCGATCGCATCATGCGCCGGTTCGAAGACGGCGATGCCGATCGAGCGTACGCTGAGCGGGTCTGGTTGAACCGGCGAGTGCAGTCGACCGCCAAGGCGTTCGACGCGGCGGCGTGGCGCGCGCTGGTGCGTCCCGGATACACACCGGCGAACGGCACCGCGATCTCTCTTGGCTTCGACGGCGGTCGATTCGACGATGCGACCGGGATTGTGGCCACCGAGCTTGCAACCGGCCACCAGTGGGTCATCGGGGTCTGGGAGCGGCCGGATGTCGTGGCATCGAAGGAGACGCCGGACGCTGCCCCGTGGGAAGTCTCCGGCCCCGAAGTCGATGGGGCGGTCGACGATGCGTTCGCTCGCTGGACGGTGACCCGTATGTATTGCGACCCGCCAAAGTGGGAGAGCTACGTCGCAGCGTGGGCCGGCAGGTACGGCGAGACTCGCGTCGCTGAGTGGTGGACGAACCGCCGTCGCCCGATGGCGTACGCAATCCGGTCCTTCGCCAACGCGATCCGGACCGGCGAGATCTCACACGATGGCGACGCCGCGCTCGCTCGTCACATCGGCAATAGTTGTCGGGCCTCCACCAACCTGGTCGACGATCAGGACCAGCCGCTCTGGGTCCTTCGCAAGGAACGCCCAGATAGTCCGCACAAGATCGATCTCGCGATGGCGGCGACGCTGAGCTGGGAAGCGCGCAACGACTCGATCGCGGCCGGCGAGGGCGCGGCACCGAACTACAGCGTCCATTTCCTGTAACACCAGCCTTCGCAGGTTGGTGGCGGTTGCGCCGGGCGTTTCCTAGCATCCTGCGCAATGAAGCGCGTCTACTCTCTGCTGACGATCAAGTCGATCGACGAGGACCAGCGGATCATCGAAGGCGTTGCGACGACGCCGGAGACGGATCGCGCTGGAGACATCGTCGAGCCGATGGGCGCGTCGTTCACCCTTCCCATTCCGTTCTGCTGGCAGCACGAGTCCTACGACACGCCGGTGGGGAATGTCATTGCCGCCAAGCCGACGAAGGACGGGATCACTGTTCGCGTGCAGCTGGCGAAGGATGATGAGCCCGGACTCCTGAAGGATCGGCTCGACTATGCATGGCGTTCGATCAAGCTCGCATTGGTCAGGGGCCTGTCCATCGGATTCCAGCCAATTGAGTCGGCGGATATCGAAGGCACCTGGGGTACGCGGTACATCAAGTGGGACTGGTTGGAGCTCTCCGCCGTGACCATTCCGGCGAATGCCCCCTCGACAATTCAGACCGTGAAGTCTCTGGACTCCAAGCATGATCGCGCCGCGTCAGGCGCACGCAGGTCTTCTCCCGGCGTTCCGGGGCCCGTGAAAGTCAACTCACCCCCTCGTAACGGAGCTACCGTGAAGATCGCCGAGCGTATCAGCGAAATCCGGGAGGCGCGCAAGTCGAAGGCCGCGCGCATGACCGAGATCCAGGAAGCCGCCAGCGCGGCTGGCCAGACCAAGGACGCGGCGCAGCAGGAAGAGTTCGACACCCTTCGCGACGAGATGACAGGCCTCGATCGGGAGATCAAGGACCTCGAGACGCTCGACACCGTCACCAAGTCGATCGACGCGCAGAAGATCGACTGTGCGACCCCTGCCAGGGGTGGCTCGTCGGACGATGCCTCCGGGAGTCGCGGCACTCGGGTGGTCGCTGCGCCGCAGTCGCTCCCGAAGGGCGTTCGCTTCGCTCGAATGGCCCGATGCATTGGGATCGCGAATCGCCGCAGCCGTGATGTGGAAACCGTCGCGCGCGAGCTGTACCCGGATGACGCGCTGATCGCCAAGGCTGCGGTGGCCGCGGGCACGGTCGGCGGCGACAGCTGGGCGAGTGGCCTGGTGGGCACGGAGACGTCGGTCTTCGCCGATTTCGTCGAGTTCCTGCGCCCGCAGACGATCCTCGGCAAGTTCGGCACGGGCAACATCCCGTCGCTGCGCCGGGTGCCGTTCCGGGTGCCGCTCATCGGCCAGACGGCCGGTGGCGACGCCTACTGGACCGGCGAGGGCAAGGCGAAGGGGCTCACCGCGCTGGACTTCGCTCGCTCCACGCTGACCCCGGTCAAGCTGGCCACCATCGCAGTCGTCTCGGAGGAGCTCCTGCGCGACAGCTCGCCGTCCGCCGACGCGCTGCTCCGCGACCAGCTCGCTGCTGCGCTTCGTGCTCGGCTGGACACGGATTTCGTCGACCCGTCCAAGGCACTGGTGGCCGACGTCTCGCCGGCGTCGATCACCAACGGCGTCAGCGGCATCGCGTCGGCAGGCACCTCGGCCGACAACGTCCGGACGGACATCAAGGCGATCATGGCGCCGTTCATCGCGGCGTTCAACGCCCCGCAGAATGGCGTCTGGATCATGCCGGCGACCAGTGCGCTGGCGCTGTCGCTCATGGTCAACGCGCTCGGCCAGCAGGAATTCCCCGGGATCACGATGAACGGCGGCACGCTGTTCGGCCTCCCGGTGATCGTGTCGGAGTTCGTGCCGACCGACTCGAATGGCGCGATCGTGGTTCTCGCCAATGCGTCCGACATCTACTTCGCCGATGACGGCGACGTGGCTGTCGACGTCAGCCGCGAGGCGTCGCTGCAGATGGACACCGCTCCGTCTGGTCACAGCGACGGCACGCCTGCCGCGGCGCAGCTGGTCTCGATGTTCCAGACGAACAGCATCGCGTTCCGCGCCGAGCGGACGCTCAACTGGAAGAAGCGCCGGCCCGAAGCGGTGCAGGTGCTGACCGGCGTCGAATGGGGTTCGTGATCGTTCTGCGGCCCTGACAATCGGGTGAACGGGGTGCACCGGGGCGCGAGCCTCGGTGCACTCGCACTGAGGGGCCTGTCATGGGAAATCCTACAGCAACAGTGATTCTGGCGAACGGGAAGACGGCGACGCTCGACGCCAGGCTCGCCGATCAGTTGGTCAAGATGGGCAAAGCGTCCTACCCGGAATCCTCACAGGAACAGGCCGAGACGAAGCCGCGGCGCTATCGCCGTCGCGACATGCAGGCCGAGAGCTGATGCGGCTCTTCGGGCTGCAGATTCAACGCGCGCAACCGGTCGAGCGGGCGGTGCAGATATCGCCGGTGACGCCGTGGCGCGGGGGATGGTTTCCGCTCATTCGTGAGCGTGAGCCCGGCGCCTGGCAGCGGAACCGTGAGCACCGAGTCGACAACGTCATCTCGCACCATGCGGTTTACGCGTGTGTTAGCCTGATCGCATCGGATATCGGGAAGCTGCGCCTGAAGCTGATGAAGGAAGACGACAAGAACGTTTGGTCCGAGGTCGACCACCGCAACCTGTCGCCGGTCCTGCTCAAGCCGAACGGGTTCCAGAACTACATCCAGTTCAAGGAATGGTGGGCGACGTCGAAGCTGCTGTACGGCAATACCTACGCCCTCAAGGAGCGGGACAACGCCGGCGTCATTCGCGCGCTCTACTTGCTCGATCCCTCGAGGGTCACCGTGCTGGTGGCCACCGACGGCACGGTCTTCTATCGACTCAGCCAGGACAATCTCAGCGGCGTCGAAGAGGCCTCGATCACGGTCCCGGCGTCAGAGATCATCCACGACCGGATGAACTGCCTGTTCCATCCGCTGGTGGGGATCTCACCGATCTATGCCTGCGGCACGGCGGCGGACATGGGGCTCAACATCCAGGACAACTCCACCAAGTTTTTCGGCAAGGGGAGCAACCCGAGCGGGATCCTGTCGGGCGATTCGATTATCTCGGAGTCTTCGGCCAAGGATCTGGCGGACCGGTGGAATGAGGGATTCAGCGGTGGCAACAGCGGCCGCGTTGCCGTCCTGGGCAGCGGCCTGCAGTTCACCGCGCTTCGCATGAGCGCTGTCGACTCGCAGCTGATCGATCAGCTGAAATGGTCGGCGGAAACCGTCTGCTCTGCGTTTCACGTGCCACCGTTCAAGGTCGGTGTCGGCGACACGCCGACATATCAGAACGCCGAAACGCTGAACCAGATCTACTACTCGGACTGCTTGCAGAGTCATATCGAATCGTTCGAAGCCGTGATGAACGACGGCCTCGAACTCGACGACAAGCGCGCCAATCTCTGCATCGAGCTCGATCTGGACGCGCTGCTTCGGATGGACAGCGCTACCCAGATGGAGACGCTCGCGAAAGGCGTCGCAGGTGCCATCCTGACGCCAAACGAGGCGCGCATGAAGCTCGACCTGAAGCCGCTCACCGGTGGCGATACGGCCTACATGCAGCAGCAGAACTTCTCGCTCAGCGCCCTCGACGCCAGGGATCGCAGCAACCCGGCGCCATCGAGCATGGATCGTCGGACGCCGCCGGCCCCCGCTCCCGCGCCGTCCGCTGAGCCGACGGACGACATTCCGGCCAAGGCGATCGACGACTTCCTCGCGACCCTCGATGCGGAACTGCTGGTGGCCAAGTGAACGGCGAAGAGCTGGGGCGCCGCACGGCCGAGACCTTCCGGCGCGCGGTTGCCGCCGCAATCGATCCGATCCGGAAGGAACTCGCTGAGCTTCGCGAGAAGGCCGCCACGTTCCTGACGGCTGATTCGCTGCCAGACCCAGAAATGCTGATTGCGAAGGCGGCGCAGCGCGCCCGCGAGAATCTTCCGGAGCCCCGCGACGGCAAGGACGCTGATCCCGCTGTGATCGGGAAGATGGTGGACGACGCAGTCGCACTGGCCGTTGAGGCCATTCCCGCGCCCGCCGTTCAATCGGAGGACGATCTCGCGCGGCTCGTCTCGGCCGCGGTCGATACCGCGATCGCCAAGATCCCCGCGGCGCGCGACGGAAAGGACGTCGACCCAGCGCTGGTCGCCGAGATCATTACTCGGCGCCTCGATGCGGCGATCGCTGATCTCCCGAGGCCTGCGGACGGTCGGAGCGTCACGATCGATGACGTCGCGCCGATGATCGCGTCAGAGGTCGCGAAAGCCGCAGGTCAGATCCGCGTGCCGCAGGACGGCAAGGACGCCGATCCGGCGCTGGTCCGGTCGCTGGTCGAGGAAGCGGTCGAGCGAGCTGTCGCCGAAATCCCGCTGCCGAAGGACGGCGCCAGCGTCACGGCCGACGACGTCGCGCCGATCGTGGACGCACAGGTGCGCCGCGCGATCGCCGCGTTGCCGAAGCCAGCCGAGGCCCGTGGCATCGCATCCGCCACGCTCACGTCCGACGGTACCCTGCTCCTTCGCATGACGGACGGCGAGGATCTCGACGTCGGGCGAGTGGTCGGCAAGGATGCCGACACGATGGCGATTCTGCGGCAGGTGACGGAGTCGGTTCCGAAGCCCCGCGACGGCCGCGACGGTGTGGCCACCAGGGACGAGCTGCAGTTGCTGATCCGAGACGGGATCGCCGCGGCGCTGGATGGCGCGGTGGAAGCCGCCGTAGCCAAGGCGTTCGAGAAGCACCCGAAGATCGAGTATCGCAATGTCTGGGAGCCGGGGATCTACAGCAAGGGCAACGTCGTGACCTTCGGCGGGTGTGGGTGGATCTGCCTCGTCGACTCGACCGAGCAGAAGCCAGGCACCACCAAGGACTGGCAGCTCTTCGTGAAGAAGGGCCGCGACGGGCGGGACCGCGATCGATGAGCGCGACAGGGCTCGCCGCCTCGACCCGTTCCGTCCCGTGCACCAGAGAGACGCAGCGCTGCGCCGACGCGACGCGCTACGACGCGGTCTTGCCGGACTGCTGCCGCGGACATCTCCGGCGCATGGTCGCGGATATCATGCGGGTGCTCGATTCGCGGAACATCGTGTGGTGGGCCGACTACGGCACGCTGCTGGGCGCCGTGCGCAACCCGCTGACCACTGCGGCGGACTATCCGTGGCTCACGCTGCCCGCGGCGCCGATTCCTCCCGGCATCATTCCCCACGACAAGGACGCCGATTTCGGCATCCTTGGTGTCGGCTTCGATGTGCTCAAGAATCTCCAGCAATTGCTGCAGCGCGAGGGATACGACGCGCAGCTGCGCCAGCTCGGTCCGTCACTGAAGGTTCGGCTCTCGTCGTCCAACAAGACCAACGTCGACCTCTTCGTGTGGCGCGAGCGGTCCGATGGCATGCTGCTGCGGAACCACTACATCGCCGTCGACGCCTTCAAGGGCCGTGAATTCCCGAAGACCGAGCTCTTCCCGCTGTCGACGGTGGAATGGGAGGGCCTGGCGCTGCCAGCCCCGCGCGATCCGGCTGCGTTCTGCGAATTCCGATACGGGTCGACGTGGCGCACCCCCGTCGCAGCGAACCACGACGGTCGGCGGCGCCCTTGAGAATCTTCCTCACCTGCCCCACACTCACTCCGCACGGCGGCATTCGCGTCATCCTGGAATGGGCGAACCGCCTGTCGCAGCGGGGCCACTTGATCCACCTCCGAGTCGACGACCGTCGGGACTCCGACTGGTTCGCGATCGATCGATCGGTGCGCATCGAGCGGACCGATGAGGCCCTACAGGCGTGCGATGTGCTGGTGGTCACGTCGCCGCACGCCGTCGACTACCTCGAAGTCGACGAGGCGCCGGCGCGGCGCTTCGCGTTCATGCAAATGGCGGAGCATCTGTTCAGGCCTGGCGACCTCCGCTGGCATCGGCAGTGCGAGCGGTTCTACACCACGCGCGCACCGCTGATCCTGATCAGCGGCTGGAATCGCGACCTCGTGAGGGATTTTGGTCGGCACGGACCGGTGCATTACGTCCGGAATGCGGTCAACCTGGACGACTTCCCGATCGAGACGCCGCAGAAGGACGGCCGGACGGTGCTGATCGAAGGCTGGTGGCCGGACAACCCGACGAAGGACTCGGACCGCATCGGTGCCAAGGTCGCGGCGAGGCTGGCGCGCGAAGGGTATCGCATCACGGCGTACGGGCGGAATCCACTGCCGCAGCGGGATCCGTTCCGGCGCGTCCCGATGCGGTATATCGCCAATCCGACGCTGAAACAGCTCAACGCACTCTATCGCGAAGCTGCCATCCTGATCAAGGCGTCGCACGATGACGCGCGGGCATGCGCTCCGATGGAGGCGATGACCAAGGGTACCGTGACAGCGCGAGCGATCGAGCGAGGCGACGACGACCTGGTGCACGACGCGAACTGCATGCGTGCACCGTATGACGAGATCGCGCTCTATCTGACAGCCAAGCAATTACTCGACGACGTCGACCTGCGCCAGCGTCTCGCGGCATCAGGTCGCGATTACGTCGCGTCGACGACATGGGATGACTGCCTCGACGAGATCGAAGGCATCCTCAACGCCGAGGAGCTGGTACTGGAGCTCTCGGCATGATTCCGATCGCGATCGTCGCCGTCGAATACCTCGAACCGGGATACCAGGCCGTACGCGAGGCGATCGATGGCACCGGCGTGCCGGCGATCTACATCGATCGCCGCGGGGTCGGCAGTCTCGCGGCTGCATATAACAGCGGCGCCGCGCAGGCGGAGGCGCTCGAGCCGGAGTTCCTCTGGTTCATGTCGAACGTTGGCTTCGGTCCAACACTGCTCCCTCGATTGCACGACCAGCTGGCTGCGCGGTCCGACTACGCGGCCATCCATCCTGCCTTCGCGAGCGATCACGTCGCCTGTCAGCCGGACGGCTCGGACGAGGTGAAGCCGGTGGCGTTTGTCGAATTCACGTGCCCGCTGGTTCGGGCCAGCGTCTTTCGCGCGCACCCGCTGGACGAGCGGATGCCGTACTGGGGTCATGACTTGGATTGGGGCTTTCGCGTCCGTGCCGCGCACTGGAAGGTCGGCATCGATCATGGCGCGCCGGCGATCGAGCACACCTACATCCGCAACGAACGGCAGTCGCATCCGATCACCCGTCGACGCCACCAACTGCGGAAACAGTCGAACGCCGCGACGACCAGCGTCCTCGTGGACACATACGGCGCCGGGTGGCGCGGGAAGCTCGAATGGCGCTGAACGCGATGGACGCCGATGGCGTCACCCATGAGGTGGGATTCTGGAAGGGGTTCGTTCGCACGCCGCGGTTCCTCGAGGGCTGGCTGTCCCAGACGCCGACGCCGGAGCTGCGGTCGATCGTGCGGGATTTCCTCCTGGCTCGGCCGGCGGCGGATGTGCTGGATGTCGGCTCCGGTGTCGTGAGCCTGCTGACGGGAACCGTGCCGGCCGATCGACTCGTGGCGGCTGACCCGCTGAGCGGATTCTACGCCGAGATCTTCGACTACCGGGCGCACGACCAGACACCACCGCTGCCGATCGCGGCCGAGGATCTCGGGTTTGATGCGGCGTTCGATATCGTGCATATGAGCAACGCGCTGGATCACAGTCAGGACCCGGCCATGGCGCTCGATCGACTCCGCGCAGCGGCCCGGCCTGGTGGCTGGGTGATCGTGCAGGGGTTCGAAGACGAGTCCACCGCGATGGGTGGCGCCGGCATGCATCAATGGGATATCAGGCTCGACGGAAGCCAGCTCGTACTCGTCCAGCCCTCGTCAGGATCCCGCAGGGAGCTCGGCGCCGCGGACGAACACCATCTCGTCGTGCTGCCTGACGGACGGCGCTGGTTCATCTGGATCCAGCAGGTACCGGCGTGAACGCCCAGCAGATCTATCTCGACTGCGACGGCGTGCTGACGGACGGCACGCTGACGATCGATCACCGCGGCGAGAAGCTCTTCAAGCGGTTCCACACGCGGGACGTGCGCGCGATTCGCGAACTGGTGGCACGCGGATATACCGTGACGCTAGTCAGCGCGGATGATTGGGCGGGCCTGCCGCTCTTCGCCGAGAAGGTCGGCGCCGACGTGCTCATCCTGCGCGACAAGGGATCGTTGCCGCAGCCGTATATCGCCGTTGGCGATGACGCCTGGGATGTCTCGATGCTGGCGCGCGCCGAGCGCGCCTTCTGTCCGATCGATGCCGACGTATCGGTACTGGAGATCCCCAAGATCACGACGCTGTCCACGAAGGGCGGCGCCGGCGTCGTCGCCGAATTGGTGCGAGCACTGGTCGGTGCCGATGGCTAGGATCGCGGTACTCGGACGCCGGCTGTCTGGCGTCGGCTCTGGCGCCCATCGGACGCATCTCGAGGTGGCCGGATTCCTCGCCGATCGCGGTCATCGGGTGACGTATGCTGCGCTCAGCGGCGGCTGGGAGACGCGATTCGGGGACCCGATCGGCCTCGGCGCCGAGAGCGTACGTCGCGCGGTGGCCGGTGCCGACTGGGTGATGGTGCGCGACGAGACTCGGGTCGGAGAGCTACTGCCCTTTGTCGGCGAGCAGCGGCTGATGTTCTCGTGCCACTCGCCAGCCGGGCATCCGGCGTCGCTCGGCGTCCGGCTCCCGGCGCGCAGCGTGCTGGTCTGGGTGTCGACGGCGCTACAGCAGCAGGCGACGCACCGCTTCGGCGTCTACGACGGCGAGGCCGTGATCATCGAGGGCTGTCCGATCGATCAGGTGCGATTCCGCGTGTCGCCAGGCCGCAACGTGTCGTTGGTGAACCTCTCCCTCCGGAAGGGTGGCGGGGTGTTCTGGGCGCTCGCCGAGCGGATGCCAGACCTCTCATTCCTCGGCGTCACCGGCTGGGGTAAGCAGATCCTGCGCGGTCGGCCGCCGGCGAACGTGCGCATCATGCCGCGCGTCACCGATTCGCGGGAGTTCTACCGAGAGACGCGGGTGCTGCTGCTACCGAGCGCCGAAACGTCGACGGTGGAGTGCAGCGAGTTGCCGCACTGGGGCGAGGCGTGGAACCGCGTGGGCGTCGAGGCCGCGATGAGCGGCATTCCGGCGATCGCGCACCCGGCGGTCGGGATCCGGGCATCGATGGGCGACACGCCGGTCTACGTCGATCGAGACGATCTCGACGGATGGGAGCGGGCGCTCCGACGGTTCGATGATCGCGAGTACTGGAACCTGCGATCGCACTATGCCACCAACCTGGGCGATCACGTCTCTGCCCGATGCGCCGACATCGTCCGGGCGTACGACGAGCTGATCAGGATGGCGGCATGACCCAGCGCATCGTGATGACGTCGGGCGTCTTCGACCTGCTCCACCGGGGCCATCTCAACCTGCTGCGCGCGAGCCGCGCTCTCGGTGATAAGCTGATCGTCGGCGTCGTCAGCGACGATGGCGCCGCAGCATACAAGCGACCGCCGATCCAGGACGAGCGGACGCGACTCGAGGTGATCCGGTCGCTCGTCGGCGTCGATTGCGCCCTGCTCCAATCGACCACTGACCCGACGCCGCTGGTCGAGCTGGTGCGGCCCGATGTCTTCACCCACGGCGACGACTGGGAGCGCCTCCTGCGGGGTCAGGAGACCTTGGAGCGGCTCGGCGTCGCCTTCGTCCGCCTGCCTTACACTCCCGGCATCTCCACCAGCATGATCCGCGAACGGATCCACGCATGATCGGCATTCTCAGGCTGCAATCCATCATCCCATCGCTCTCTCAGCTGAGTCCCGATGCCGTCATGGACCTCGAGCGCCGCGCGGTCGCGTTCATCGAGAGCCAGACCGATCGGTATTTCGGCGTGCCGGAGTCGACGGTCGAATACCTGCAGGGAACCGACGGCCACGCGCTTCGCCTCGCCGGCATCGCCGTCGAGCAGGACTCCGATGATGAGGTCACCGTCACGGAACGGTGCTGTCGCGGGACCGCGGCAGTTTCGCTGTCGTCGTCCGCCTTCGACGTGCGGCAGAATCGCTACGAGACGGTGCTGGTGCGCATCGATGGGCGGCGGTGGCGGCGCGGGACCGAATATGCGGCCACGTACTCGCGCGGCTACCGGCAGGACTGCGGTCCGGCCGACATCGAGCAGGCGATCATCGATCTGATCGCGCTTCGGGTCAACCTCCGCGGCAAGGAGGGGCTGTCGGGGGAAACGATCGGCGGCTACAGCTGGACGAAGTCCGCCACGTACAACTTCACCGATGGCGAGCTGCGCGCGGTCCCAGGACTGCTGTCGACGATCGGCGCCTGGAAGCGGCCGGTGATGGCGTGAGCGTCGACTCGCTCTGCGATCACCGAGCGGTGGTGTACCGCGCAACGACAGCTCAGGGGCGCGCCGGCGACATCATCGAGTCATGGGCACCGCTCGATGCGCCCGCCGGTCTCAACGCTCGCGCGAATCTGGTGTGGCTCGCCGGGCACTTGGAGAACCCCGGACCGGGAGAGGTCCAGGCGAAGCGGCGGCAGTGGTTTCTTCTCCCGTCGTTCGACGTGAGGGAGCGCGACATTCTCCGCATCGTGAGCGGGCCGGAAGCGCCGTCCGTGCTGCGCGTCCTCGCGGTGAACCGCACGACGGCCGGGCCCGTTTTCCACCACTTCGAAGTCGAAGTCGATCCGTCGACGGTGGAGCTCGACGGATGAGCCTACGCGTCGTCGTCATGGCGCCCGACAAGCTCGATCTGGCGGACGAGCTGCAGGACGAGTTCAAGGCCGAGGCCAAGGCCGCGGTGAAAGAGGGCGCACAACTGCTGCTCTCCGAGATCCAGCGACTGCTCCGGCTCCGATCCGGGCCAGCCGGCATGACGGCGCCAGAGGGGGAACCGCCGGAGAAGCACACGGCTGCACTGCTCGAATCGTTCCGCCTGTTGCCGCCGCGGGTCTCGGGTGCCGTCGCGTCGTCCGGCATCATCAGCCGCCATCCCGGCGCCAACCGGCAAGAGTTCGGGTACACCGATATCCGAGGCGTCCGCACCCTGCCGCATCCCTTCCTTCGGCCGGCGATCGCCGCGACCGAGGGCAAGATGTCCGAACTCCTGACCGAACGGTTGGCGTCCTGATGCGCTGGTGGCCACTGCTCGATCCGTGGATCGCACAGCTGCTCAACGATGCGCAGTTGGTGGCGCTGCTTGGCGCTTCGCGTATCTATCCCGCGCAGGCCTCGCGGCCGGTGACGATCCCGAGTGTCGAGTGGCAAACGGTCGCCGATGACGAGAGCGAATCGTTCAACGTCATCCGCATCCAACTCGACTTCTGGGCGCGTGGCGTGGAAGCGGCGGGAGCGATCGAGCGTCGGCTGCGGACCGTGCTGCACCATGAGACGGCCTTCGAGCTCAACGGTGAACGGCTCTGGTCGCGATACATCGACTCGCGATCGATCGACTATCTGAATGAGCCGGGTGTGCTCCACCGGGCGCTCGATTTCGAACTGGAAGCAATCCGCGGGCGGTACATCCCTGACGAGGAGTCCTGATGCCTGATATCACGCTGCTGCCGATCTTCGCCCAGGACTACGACGTCGGGCGCATGGTGCTGCTCCTCGCCAACCCCGGGACGCCACCCGACGACTATCCGCAGTACTGGGACGGCACCGCGCCAATCAAGTTCGAGCACGGCGGCAATACCGAGGGCAAGGTCGCGCCAGCAGCGAACACCGAGTTCTCCGACCTCACGCTGCCCGAGAACACCGGGCCGGCGATCATCAAGCGGTATGTCACCGGGCACAAGCCGACGTTCACCTTCGACACCTTCGCTGATCCGCGGCGTCTCAGGATCTTCACGCCAACCGGCAGCGCCTCAGGCGGTCAGGAGCGCCAGCGGCTCGCGAAGGCGCACACCGTCTGGCTCGCGCCGGAGCAGCTCTTCATCAAGCGCAACGCCGACGGGACGGAAGTCGCCGTCTCGCTGAACCTGAACGCCGGGACCTGGACGAAGGACGGCGATGCCTTCACCGCCGAGGATCAGCGGCTGTTCGACCTCAGCACCTTCTTCTGGAAGGTGATGTTCGACCAGCTGATGATTCCGTACAGCCACGACAACGGCGGCAAGGCGAACGTCACGGTGACTGCAACCGTCATGGGCGACTTCACGAAGCCGGACGGCCACCAACTGTGGACGAACGGCCAGGATCTCGCGACCAGCGGGGTCGACCTCGAGGGCGACGCGTCGTAATGGTCGTCGCCCGGCTGATTCCGGCCGCGGAGCTTGAGGGGCAGCGCAAGGCGTACGTGAAGAAGATGACCAAGCGCAGCGGCCAACGGCCGCGATTGGTCAACGTCCAGGCGCTCCTCGAGATCGGCTGCAGTCGCGAACTGGAATGGAGTGGGCGGCGGTATCACGCGCCGCCACTCCCGTTCGATCTCGGCGTGCGCCTGCTGTCGCTGCAATCGGCCATCGCCGAACTGCGCGGCGCTCGTGGATCAGAAGAGCAGCTCGAAGCGAACCGGCGGCTCGCCACCCTGCTCCTTCACCGGGCCCTGCGGCCGCGCCACCTCCTGCGCCGTCTGTTCTGGCCAGTCTCCAGACCCTTCAAGTCCGACCACATCGAGCTGCTCGACGGTCTCATTACTTGGCTCCTCCACGTGCCGGATGCCGGAGCGCGCGGCGCGGAGCCGACGGGTGAACCGAAGCCGCTGGACATCGCGACCGAGCTCGCCCAGTTCGTGCACGAGATGCCGACGTGGTGCGATCGGCGTGGCCTGCCGCTCTCATGGGCCCACTTCGTTCTCGGCAACGCCTCGATCGCACGGATGACACGTCGGCGCGATCTCCGGCTCGCCTCGGCATCAAGAATATCGCAGGCTGACGGGAAAGGGTTCAATCGCTGGCACAGCGAAACGGCCGCTGCGGGAGGATGGTGAGCCGTGGCCGATAGCATCATGCGCAGGATCCTCAAGGTCGTCTTCGACCGCGTCTCGGCGGATGACGCGAGCGCGCAGCTATCGGCGGCTGTCACCGATGCCGGCACGAAGGGTGGCGCCGGGTTCGTCAAGGAACTGCGCGCCGCGTTCGACAAGTCCGTCGCCGACCTCAAGGTCAAGCTGGCGCAGGGGCTGATCGATCCGGTCCAGTTCAAGGCGCAAGCCAGCGCGGCCGCGCAGCAATTCAATGTCGGCATCCTCGCCGGGATGGAGCAGGCGCGCGCCGCGGGGAACCTGACCGATTCGGAATACCTGAAGCTTTCTCGCACCCTGAAGACCGTCGGCACCACCGGCGAGGCGAGCGGCTCGCTGATCGCGTCGTCCTTTGCCAAGGCCGGCGCAGCCATCGCCGCATTCTTCGCGCTGCAGAAGATCGAATCGTTCTTCGCCTCGGCGATTCACGGCGCGGCCGACCAGGAAGCGGCCACTGGTCAGCTGGATGGGGTGCTCCGGAACCTCGGCACCACCTATCAGGCGATCGCGCCCGAAGCGAATACCTACCTCGATGCGCTGACCGAAACGACCCGGTTCACGCGCAGCGATGCGATTCAGGCGCTCGCGAATCTCATCACGATCACCGGAGACTACGGCAAGAGCCTCGGGCTGCTCTCGCTGACCGCGGATGTCGCGACCAAGAAGCACGAAACGATGGCCGAGGCCGCCGACACCGTCGGTAAGGCGTCGCTGGGGCTGGCGAAGGGGCTCGGCGATCTCGGCATCCGCACCGGTCAGACCGGGGATCTGATTGGCGCGCTGCGCGCGAACCTCAGCGGCCTGGCGGAACAGGAAGGCCAGACCACCGCCGGCAAGCTCCAGACCCTCAACAACCTGTGGGACGAATTCAAGATCAAGGTGGGTCAGGCGATCATCGCCTCCCACGGCTTCCAGGACGGATCGTCGGGGCTGGCGGGCTCGCTGATCAAGATGAACCAGTGGGTCAATGAGAACGCGAAGGATATCGGAGCGCTGATCGATATCACGCTTCGCGTGGCATCGGCCTTCGGCAGCGTCGCGGCCAAGATCGTCGGCTTCATCGACGGCGTGAATCACTTCATCGCGGCCAAGGACACGTTCTGGGCGCAGCTCGCCCAGGGCAACGGTCTTGCCGGTTCCGCCACCGTAGCATGGATGCAGTTCACCCAGAAGACGACCGACGCGACCGTCTCGGGTCAGGCTGCGCAGACGTCGGCGGTAGCGACTGGCATTGCGACCCGCCGCACGCTGACGGCCGCTGAGCAGGCGGTCCTCTCGAAACTGATCGGCGACGGGTCCGGCGAACGGGTCGCGCTGACGGCGAAGGAAGCGGCGCTCGTCTCAGAGATCTACAAAGAGACTGGCGCCGGTCACCTGACGCTGACGAAGGAACAAGCCGACGCGGTTACCAAATATCGAAAGGACCGGGCTGCCGACGCCACGAAGGCGGCTGAGGATTTCGAGAAGACCTTCACCCAGATCCAGGACGACGCCGAATCCGATCGGCTGAAGCGCCTCGATCAGGCGCAGCGCGAACGCATCGAACTGCTTGAGAAATACAACAAGCTGATCGCGCAGATGGAGAAGGATGCCGGCGCGAAGCCGAGCGCGGCGCAGCAATCGCAGATCGATCAGGCGAAGCATCTCCGGGATATCGCGCTCGCGGCTCAGGAGACGGCGGCGACGCCGGAGACGAAGGACACCACGCTCGGAGCGCTCGCTCCGGTCGAGCCGGAGGACGTCAACGACATCGCCTTCCTGCAGCGGATCCAGCAGGAAACCGATCTGCTCGATGCCCGGACCGCGGCCCAGAAGCGCGGCACCGATGCGCTGGCCGACTTTGATCGTCAGCAGAAGATCGCCAACGCCTATGACGAGCTGGTGCAGGATGCGTTGCGCAATCACGTAAAGATCACCACCGATCTGATCGACAAGCTCCATCGACTCGCGGTGGCGCAGGTCGACAACAACGACAAGACCAAGCATTTCACGCTCGCCCAGCAGGCTGCCACCGACATCTCGAAGCAGCTGCAGAAGGAAGTCGGCGATCTCGCGATGGCATGGGCGGAAGGCGGCATCGCTGGGATCGGTGCCTACGCCCGCCAGCAAGCCCGTCTGATGTTCGCCCAGGCACTGAGCGCTGCAGCGCAGGGCCTCCTCGGCTCGCTCTTCGGCGATCCGACCGCACTGGCGAAGGGCGAGGCCGCTGCGGCTGGCTTTGCGGCCGCTGGCGTGGCCATGGCCGCGATCGGCGGCGGGATCAGCGGTCCCACCTCCTCATCCGGATCCGCGGGCACCTCTGGCGCGTCCAGTGCGACATCGGCCGCGACGTCGACCGAACCCGCGCAGCAGGACGTCAATATCTACCTCGAGGGACCCGGCTTTGACGCGCTGAATCCACGCGTTCAGGATGTCGTGTTCGGCGCGCAGCAGGTGGCGCGCGAGCGGTATGGTGACAATGCGCGGATCCGCGTCATTCGCCAGGGGACGTCCTGATGCGGAGACGGCCGCGGTTCGAATACGGGGACGGGTTCTTCTTCGAGGCGAGCCTCACCGCGCTCGCCTGGACGCCCAAGGACATCACCACCGGCGGCCGCCGCATCGCCTCAGCAGGTTTGCCGGCGAGCTATGTGGTTCGACGGGACGCGGTGCTCGACGTGCAGCTGCGCTTCACCGAAGACGAGTGGCCAGATCTGCTCGCCGTGATCGCTGCGGGCCAGTCCGACGCCGTGCTGACCTTTTATCCTGACGCCGAAGAGTCCACCACCTTCCAGGTCTATCTCGACGCGCCAGCTTCGGGAGACACGTTCCAGCCCGTGCGAGACTCTGCGTTCCCCCGCATGCTCACCGTGACGCTGACGCTGCGCGGCGTCTCCGGGACGCCGCCGTGGGTCGGCTACTTCGCCGATGACTGATCGCACGCTGCAGTTCGAGGCCGATTTCGAATCACCGACCCACCACGTCGCGGGTACTTCGACGTCGCGACGTCCTGACGCGGTGTCGCCCGACTACCTCACCGCATGGTCCCTGGGTCCAGCGATTCTCGGGGATCCCGGATCTGGCTACGACTCCCGCTGCTGGTATGCCGTCTTTCGCGACGGCGCGATCTACCTCGCAGTGGCCACAGCCGACAACAGCAAGTGGCAGGATGAGCAGTTCCTGACCGATATCGATGGCGAGCCTCCGGTCGAGATAAGCCTCGCCTTTACCACGTCCGGCTGGCCGGTCATCGCGATGGAGCGGAACACCGGCGCCGGCGGCTCACCAGAGGTCTGGCTCCTCTGGCGCGACCCTGTCTTTGCCTGAGGTGAACGCATGAACGTGAATCTGAACGACGGACTCGCCAACGCGCTGCTCGACCGCTTCGATACGGAGTTCCCGGCCGGATCGGTTCTGGAGATTCGCACCGGTGCCGGCGCCGGCGCGAACAACCCCGCGGGCGGTGATCTCCTCGACGCCATCACCGCACCTGCCTCGCCGTGGGCCACGGCGGCCGACGGCACGAAGGTGATGACCGGCAACTGGAATGCGACGGCGACCGCAGGCGGCATCGCTGGCCACTTCCGGCTCCGCAATGCCGCCGATACCCGGCGTCTCGAGGGCGCGGTCAGCGATCTCGCGGGCGACGGCGCGCTCAAGCTCAGTGCGACCGCGATCCACATCGGCCAGCCCATCAACCTGAGCGGTTCCACGCTCAGCTTCGCCTAGGAGATTCGATGTCCACCACGCAGACGACGCTTCACCAGGTCAGCGCAGCCAACACGAATCGCGACGGTACCGGCACCATCGTCGACTGCTACGATGCCGGGAGCCTCGGGACCCTCATCACCAAGGTCCAGATGAAGGCCGTCGGGAGCACCAGTGCCGGCATGCTTCGCATGTATCTCAGCGACGGCACGAACATCCGGCTCTATCAGGAGTTCCCGGTCGCATCGATCTCCCCCAGCGCGAGCGTCTCCGCCTTCGAGCGCACCTTCGTGCCGACGGACGGGATCTGGCTGCCGACGGGTTGGTCTCTGCAATTCTCGACGCACAACGCCGAGACGTACAACGTCGTCGTGACCGGCGAGGACGCCTCGTAAATGGGCGGCTGGCGCACCATCCTCGAGGAGGACTTCCAACCGATACCCGGGAGCGACGAGAACCTGTCGCTCCGGGTGATGGCGGGCGATCGTACGAGCTCGACCCGGATCACGGGGTGGGAATACTCCGGGACGCAGAGCGACTACGTCCGCAAGTCGTATGGGGGCGAGGAGCGCGCGGCAGCCGGGACCGGCCAGGTCGTCCGGTCCAACGCCGATCTGCCGCTGGGCCAGAAGTTCAGGCTTCGGGCGTTCATGCAGAAGATCGCGGATGCCGGCGCGATCAACTGCGAAATCGCGTGCTTCATTCCGAATACCGATCTCGCCGTCTACTCCAACGACGACTACCTCCGGCTGCGCGTGAATACCGTCACTTCCGGCTCCACGTCCTCGGTCACGCTGGAGTGGGTGCAGCCCGGTGGCAGTGTGACGGTGTTCGCCGACTCCGGCGCGCTGCCGTTCGGCGTCCAGGATGCCGGACGGGTGCTCACGATGCAGGTGCAATGGCCGCACGTCTGGGTCTATCTGCAGGTCGACAACGACGTCGAGCAGCTGCTGTTCGAAGTTGACCTCGTCGACGATATCGCCAGGGATGTGAATCACCGCCGCGTCGGGTTCGCGGGAAGCCTGAGCGGATCCGGTCGATATAACCTTGGCTATTTCGCCGTCGAGCAGCCCACCGATTATGTCATCGGATCGGAAAGCGAGAGCACCGATCCGGCCGACGCGTCGCCGATCACCGGCACGCTATCCGCCTCGCTCGGTCTCACGCTCTTGGCCGAGGACTCCGGCCCCAGCGCCTTCACCTTGTCGAAGCTCGAGGCGGGACGAAGCCCGCGTGTCGTGATGGACTTCCCCGCGCAGTGCCAGCCCGGTCCCTGGGTGCAGCTGTTCTACGCGACGGATGCGGGCACGATTCGTCGCGACCAGGATGAACGATTCCTGATGCCCCATACGACGACGATCACGGACAACAACCCGAATCGTAGGATCGAGGAGGCCTTCCGCACCGCGACGCGTCGGCTGACGGTGGTTCATTCGATTCGGGACCCAGCGCTGGGGACATATTCGCTGCAGCGGATGAACAGCGGCATCTATCCGAATCCGACCGTGAAGCCGCAGCGCCCCAACTTCCTGAAGAACGTCGGTGCCAACCGCGATCTCTTTTGGATTGCCGGCGAGGCGTGGCGCGACTCGGGCGGCGTGGTCACGGAGAGCTGGAATCTCCGGGTCCAGTGCGTAGAACCGGTCGACGCCATCGAAGTCGGTGCGTTGAATACCTACCCGAGCGGCTACCGACCGGCGTTCGACGTGCAGCCGCAGACATGGGAGGCGCCGGTCCGGACGCAGGCGCTCGATTTCCATGATTTTCCGTTCGATCTCACCCACGGCGGATTCACGATGACGCCGTGCGCCTTCCGGGCGAGGACGCGGATCGGGACCTGCTACAGTCCGTGGCGCTATTTCATCGCGGCATTCGAAGGGGATCCTCCCAGCGCGATCGCTCAGATCCACACAGAACTCGTCAACTGCGGGCACGACATCGTCGTTGACCTGCCGCCGGCCGGCGAGATCATCTTCGAGCACATCCAGCGTGGCCGTCCGCAGAACCCGTGCGAAAGCGAGTCTCCGCCATCTCCTCCTGGGGGCGGCGGCTTCATCGAAGGCGGCTATTCGCCGCAGAACAACGGCATCTTCACGCAGGACTGGATCGTCGGGGTGCGCAGCCAGATCCCGGTCTCGTTTGAAGATGAGAACGGCGACACCTTCGGATTCGCGCAGGTGGGTGCCGTATATGCGGATATAGGCGGCGGCGCGCCACCGGGGACAATTGCACCGTTCCAAGACCCGGAGCAGTTCCCGTGAGCTTTCCCGTCGACTGGGAAGACCCGTCCATCCTGCGAACCGACTCGCCGGAGAAGCGGTTGCTGCCGAAGCCGGCGATGCTGCGCTGGTACGATCCCGATCCGCTGGGTGGCTTCGGGACAGATGTGCCAGCGGTAGCGCCGTTCATAGGGGCCGCGCGGTGCTCGGTGCGCCAGATCGGCCTCTCGCTCGAGGCGACGCTGCGTCGTCCGGAAGTCTTCGGCGTCGTGCTGCTTGACAGCATCACGCCGGACGCCGGCGCGCCGTGTGCGCTGGTTCTCGACGTCTACAACGACGACAAGGAAACGATCAAGTGGACCGTGGGCACCTCGCCGACGGATCCGTTTGCGTACCTCGTCGAACCTGAGGACTACGCCCAGCAGGAAATCGACGTCGGCGTCGGGAGCTCCACCGTGGGAACGGTGACCGTCATCATCATCGATCCCGCAACGAATCCGGCGGACAAGCAGTCGCGCTGGATGACCGCGAAGCTCGCCGACCTCGGCATCCCCGATATCCAGGGGCGCCGCTGCAGGCTGCGCCGCTTCATCAGCGATGCGCTGGGATACACCGTGATCGCCGACGGCCCGGCAGGCACGCCGACGATGGACGACAGCTACGCCGCGTACAGCTTCACGATTCGCGACACGCGGGACGTCGAACGGAAGCTGACGGCGTTCACCTCAGGGTTCGGACGCGAGACCGGGGGACCCGAGGATGGGTTCGATCCGACTGGCCTGAAGTCGCTGGTACCTGACGGCGTCGCGGGAGGCTATGGGCATGTCGGCTCATCGTACCTGATCTCGCCGGCAACACCGATCACCGGGACCTGGCACTACGACTCGCGCGACTACGCGGCACCGCCCGGATCGAACCAGGTGACGCCGGCCGGAATCATCCAGCCCGTCACAGGCTTCATCTCGTTCGCCGATTCGACGCTGTCGGATGCCGTCCAGACGGCGATCAGGAACGCGACGGTGCTCGGTGGCGAGGTGCTGGTCACGTATCCGATCGGTGGCGGCCATTTCGTCCGTGATACCGGCTACAACTATCTCCTCTTCAAGGGCCTGAAGGTGATCTGGCGAGACGCCACCACCCCCGAGGCGTGGCACGTGATCACCGATGAGAACCTCGTGCAAGTCGGCTTTCACATCCATCCGGACGGCAGCGCTGATACCCGGACCCAACTCATCTCGGCGACGATCGCTGGCCGCCCCGGCGATGGCGATGTCATCGCGCCGGCGAACTACCTCCAATTCGGTGATCTCCGGTACACGCCGAACTGGAATCCGCTCCCTGGCGCGCCGGAGGGAACCGGCGGAGCTGGTGATCTGCCCGCCGAAGGCCAGAATATCGAGATCATGCTGCTGTACGTCGGCGCTCCCAGCGCTGACTTGCCGCTCTACCTCGAAGGCATGACGGTCGGCGAGCTGACGAAGGATCTCTACGACGGGGTCTATTCCGATCGGACCGTCCTCGGCGCCGTTCGGCCGACAGGCATTCTCTACGATGAAGACGCCCTCCTGGCGATGACGGAGGTCGTGCGGGCTCGCATCACCGCCCCGGTCGATGACATGCGCGATTGGCTGGAGAAGAGCGTCTATGCGCCGACTGGGCGGGCGCCAGCGCTCGATCGACTCGGGCAGGTCTCACCAGTGTCCCAGATCCCGCCGACCGATACGAGCGACCTGCAGGTCATCAGCGACAGCGTCGCCGAGGCGAGCGCCGACTGGAACGCCGGCGAGCGCCTCGTCAACATCGTGCGCTTCACATACCCTCGAGACTACAAGCCGAGCGACGAAACCCAGACCGATCCCGATGGGCTGGTCGAGATCTCCGTGGTGGACGAGTTCGATGATGAGCCCTCGATCGACCGCAACGGCGAGCAGGTCGTTGAGATCGTGGCGCCGCTCTTCACAGCGGTCGGTGACGACATTGGGCACCCACGCAACAACGACGAAACACAGGAGCTCGGCAACCAGCTCGCGCAGGATCGCGGCAAATACCTCATCAATCGATACTCCTATGGGGCGCCGACAATCACCGTCGCGGTCCGCCGCGCCGCGACCGTGCTCCTCCGAAACGGCGACTGGGTCCTACTCGATCTCAGCTGGCTGCCCGACTACGTGACGAACCGCCGCGGCCTGCTGGCGCTGGGACAGATCGTGTCACTCGGCGACTTGGATTGCGCCTGGCGCCAGCTGCTGATCGAACAGGTCTCGCCGATCACAGAGGAATACAGCTAACCAGCCTCCGCAGGTTGGTGGCGATCACCCCACGCGCGTCCCACTCTTCCGGCTCAACGAGCTCGCCTCTGTCGCCGGGAGCCGCATGCGTCACCCAGCATCACATGCTTGATCCCACCATGCACATCTACGGCGACAGCATCGTGCCCGCGCTGTTGTCGGGATCGATCGTGGCCGGATTGGCGCTCTGGCGGAACCACGCGGTCGTCACGGCGCTCTTCCAGGTGCACAAGGATCAGGTCGCGAAGGATCGCGAGACAGATATCGAGACGCGGCGCGAAGAGTGGCAGCAACTGCGCGAGCAGCTCAACGGACTCGGCAGCCGGATTCAGGACACCGAAAACAAGTTGATCGAGGTCCGCACCTTGGTCGTTGGCGTCGACGGGCGAAACGGATTGAAGAGCGATGTGCGCGAGCTCTACGGCAAGACCAACGGTCTCGCGACCCGGGTCACCACCGTCGAAGGCATCGCCGACGAATCGCGTCGACGGATCGAGGCCCTGCCGACCTTCCGAGGCCGCAATTGATCCTCTCCGCGCCCGCTGGCTACCACGCCAGCACAGCAATCCGCGATCTCGCGACCGGCCATCCGTTCCTCCAGGAGCGCGTGCCGAAGCTGCGGTCCCTGCTCGAGATGCGCGGATACCCGACGATGGTCATCGAGGTCTACCGGTACAACATCCGGCAGCAATACCTCTTCGGCGGCGGTCGGACCGGGATCGACTGCATTCGCCGCGGCGTGCCGTCGGAGTTCGCCCGACCGAACGACAAGGTCGTCACCGACGCATGGTTGTCGCTCACGTCCGCCCACGGATACACCATCTCGGATTCGACCGGCCGAATCGTCCCGGCTGCCGCTGCCATCGACATCGTCCCCGTCGGCGCCGATGGCAAGCCGTTCACCGCCGACGATCAGTGGGCCGACTTCCTCGGCAAGCTCGAGGCCGACGCCAACGCCTGCGGACTCCGTCACTTCCGCAACGCACATCACGAGATCACTGACCCGCCCCACCTGCAGCTGGTGGAGTGGGATGACGCCATCCGCTCGCTCGTCGAGCGCCCAGCACCGCCGCCGACCGCGGCATAACCAGGAGCCTTCATGCGGCTGTTTCGAACACTGCTCTTCAGCGTTGTCGCGATGATGATCGCCATCCCCCTGCATGCCGCTGCACCGATCGCGCACGGTGCCCGGATGCTTGCCGACACCGCCGCGACCAGCGGCGGCGGCGCGGACACCGGCAGCCTCGTCTCACTGATCATCCCGACGGTCATCGCCGCGCTGGTGGGATGGGTCTGGCCGGTGATCGTGAAAGCGCAGGCATGGATCACCACGAGCCCGGTGCACGCAATCATCTCCACTGTGCTTGGCGCGCTGCTCACCGCGAGCGCCGCCTCGCTGCACGTCACGCTACAGACGAGCGATCCCGGGATGTTGGGAAAGGGAGATGTCCAAGTGCTCTTCGCCGGAGTAGTGACGCTCATTGTCCACGTCATCTCGACGCTTCATTCCCACGCCACGACGCCTGCTGTCGTCGCGCATTCCACCTGATATGCATCGCCGATCAGCAACCGGACGATCGGATCAGCTAGGGACTGGCTGGTCGGCGGTGCCCGTTCAACGGATCGCCATCGCCATCGCGGTCCTGATGTCCGGTTGCCTCGCTTTGGCGCCGGTGGCCGCGCAGGGAAAGGTCATCACTGCCGTGCCGACGATCTCCTGTCCCTCGACGGCGCCTGGCACCGTACTCTGCGCGGTGGGAGCCGTCCTCAAGATTGTGCCTGACACGGTCTGGATGCCGGCACCGCCGCCGATTCACGACAGCGTGCCGGTGAATCACTACTGCGTCCTGAAGACGACGTGGGACTGTTCCGCGCTGACCGCACCGGTCGTGCAGGCACCGGCGCCGGTGATCCCGATCATCGGCCACACGTTTCACCAGGTCTCGATCGACCAGCCGGTGAGCGTCGACAGCTTCGGCCTCACGAAGGCGCAGACGCTGGGCAACAAATGGGTCGCATCGACGGCAACGCCGTGGGTGAAGCTGCTCAATTCGTACAACGGGTACGTCGGCGGGTATGACTCGGGGAACCTGCGCTGGCAAACCGATCTCACCGGCAAGTCGCTCGGGTTCTATGTCGATACCATCGCGATCGCGCTGACCGATGGCACCCACCCGATCGTCATCGACACCGAGCACGTCGTCGCAGCTGGTACCGCACCGATCGTTCCACAGCCTCCCCCGCCGTCGTCGAGCTCGAGCGGAGGATCCGCGCCGGCCGCGCCGCCGCCAGCTCCCGCTCCGCCACCGCCGTTCCTGACGTCGGCACTCCCGGCGCACCCGCGCGTCTGGATGACGCCGGCACGGCTTGCGCAGCTGAAGGCTCAAGCGGCGGCGAACACGTCGCGCTGGCAGGTCGTGAAGCAGTACGCTGATGCTTCGCTCGCGAAGGGCGCCGTCTATACCGGCGCCGACGAGTTCGCGCTGCCCGCGCTGTGCGCGGTCTACCTCGGCACCGGCAACCAGGCGTATGCGACGCGCGCCGGCGTCGTGATCGCCGGCGGTGCGGTCGAGGACGACAACCTGCAGGGTGATTCGGGATACGCATACCGGTTCAACCTCCCCGATTTCATCATGGGGCTCGACTGGTGCTACGCCGGGCTCACCGTCGCGCAGCGGCATCAAGCCGCGACTTGGCTGATGAATCGCGCCGACTGGGTCTGGCCCGAAACCAATCCGTCGCGCGCGAACGGCTGGGGGCTCTGGCCGTCGAACAACTACTACTGGGGCTTCATGATGTCGGGCCCGGCGGCGATCGCAGCCGCCGGCGACGACACCATCACCACCACCGCGGTGAGCGGTCCTGATCGTCCGGCGTATCATCGCGCGCTGGCGATGCAGCATTGGAACCTCGTCGCGGTGCCATATCTCGCCGGCGAGGGTGCCGGCGGCGCATGGGATGAAGGCACGAACTACGGAGCCGGCAGCCAGTGGTCTCTCGGCCGCTTCGCCGACGCCTACGCCACCAGCGGGACGCCGATCGCGAACAGCTGGTTGAGCGATGCGCTCCGGTGGGGATTCGCCTCGATGATGCCGGGTGGCCACTTCAAGGCGCCGTTCGGTGACCAGGCGCGCGAGAGCGATGCCGCGGAGTATGCATACGATCGCGTCGCGGCCCTCGACGTCCTCGCCGCGATCAACGATCCGACGCTCGCCGCCCAGGTGCAGACCTTCCTCGGTCTCATCGGCAACGTGCCGACGAGCGATGCCGGTACCGCCGTGGCCACCGACGAGCTGATCCACTTCAATCCCGCGGCACCAGCGGCGGCGGATCTGTCCGCGCAGCCAAAGTGCTTCCTCGCCGCTGGACCGGGATACGCGGTGTGCCGTACCAGCTGGACCGATCCCAACGCACTCGCCTTCACCTTCCAGGCGGGCGCCGTCGGTGATGGCCACAACTCGCTGCAGGCGAACGGGCTGATGATCTGGGGCGGTGGCGGCTGGATCACGGCGTCGGCGAACCTCTACTCCGCCAGCGGCATCGAGCAGGCGAGCCGCCACTACAACACGCTGACGATCGGCGACAGCGGCCAGGTCTTCTTCGGTGGCAACGACGGCGCGATCACCGCGACGCAGTTCACTGACACGCTGATGGTGCTGCGCGGCGAGGCCGGGAATGCGTACGGCCATCCGTGGGGCATCGGTAACGGTCGCAACATCGCCAGCGGGTATGCCCGCACCGTCGCGTTCCTGCCCGCACTCAGCGCCTTCGTGGTCGTCGACCAGGCGACCGCGGTCACGGCGTCGATGCAGAAGGTCTGGCGCTGGCAGATGCATCACCAGCCGACGATCACAGGCAACTCCTTCACCCTGTCGAATGACGCCGGTACCGCGAAGTGCCTCGGTACCATCGCGCTCGGTACGCCGGTGCTCGCGATCAAACCGGACAGCATCGGACCCGGCTTTGCCCAGAGCAGCTACGCCGTGACCGTCTCGCCGCCGGCGGGACACGCCACCGATCTCATCGTGACGGTGCTGCAATGCGGCGCGGGTGCACCGGTCGCTGTCAGTGCCGCCGATGGAACCGCTGCGACGACGGTGACGATCGGCTCCCGTCGCATCACCGTGCCGCATGATCCCACGTCAGCCGTTGCGATCCAGTAACCGCGAGGACTACCACCGATGAATGAACCCGAAGTGAAGGCGCCGACGGCGCACGAGCAGTTCCTCGAGGCGATCAAGGATCACAAGGTCGCGCCTGGTCACGTGATCCGCGACGCCATGAAGGAGAAGGGCGTCGAGACGGCGTCCGAGCTGCATCCGCTCTTCGGCGCCAGGGTCACCTACGACGGTGCGCCGGGGACGATCGACTATGCGGTCGGCACGCGGTTCCGATGCACCCTGGACGGTGAGCCCCGGCAGCCGTGGGGCGACATCGCCGACCTGAAGGTCGATGGCGACCACTCCTACTCGTACACCACGCCGAAGACGGAGGGCTGATCCATGAACGTCAAGGACAGCTCGATGAACGCGATGCTCAACGCGCTGGCAGCGTTGTTCCCATCCGGCGCGATCGTCGAGGTCTACAAGGGCACGCAGCCGGCGGACGCCAATACGGCGATCAGTTCGCAGACGCTGCTGGCCTCGATCACCACCGGCGCGAACTTCGGGTCCGCATCGGCTCGATCGGCCGCGAAGGGCGGGACGTGGGAAGACACGTCCGCGAACGCCGGGGCCGGCGACGCGCCGACGTTCGTCCGCATCAAGAATGCGGCCGATACGGAACGCGTCGATCTGACCGCTGGCGTCGGCAGCGGTGAGATCTCGGTCAACGGCACGATCACCGCTGGCCAGGACGTCACGATCTCCACCTTCGCGTTCAGCGGCTGACGCACGTGCTGACACCGGCGCAGCTCCACGACGAGATCACCCGGGATCCGGAAGGACTCGGGTATGCTCGCTTTGTGGAGTCAGGTGAAGACGACGAAATCGCGGCGCTGCTCAACGCGCCGCGCGACGGGGCCGCGCTTCCCGCCGGCACCATGCCGACCGAGCAGCTGTCGAGCGCGATCGGTATCGACGAGTATCTCGCGCTCGATGCCGATCGGAAGGCGTGGCTCGGCATGATAACGAAGAACCCGACGATCGTCGTGAGCCATGCCCTCGCCAAGGATCTGCTCGGGCTCTTTCCAAAGAACACCGCATTGCCGTCGATCGTCTTCCGGCCCGCATCGCGCGCCCAGCAGCTCGCCGCGGCGCTCGATCCTGCGGTGCGGCATCAGGATGTGTCGATTGCTATCCGCGAGCGCAAGCACATTCAGGAGTGGACGCACGAGGATGGGTCAGTGCACGCCTACGAGATCGGGGTCTATCCGAAGGGATCGACGGTGCTGCAGCGGCATGCGGAGCCGATCCATCTCGGGGACGGCTGATGTCTTCGAACATCAGCCGCGTTCCGGTCTCGCTCGTCACCGCGCTGTCGACGGCGTTGAATTCGCTCGCGAGCGGCAGCGCGGTGCAGTCGTCTGCGATCACCGTGGCCGCGGCGCTGTGGATGGACATCATCCTCACGGGGACGTTCGCCTCCACCGTTACGGCGGACGCGATGGTCGACGTCTACGTCGTCCGGCAGGACGGCAGCGGCAATTATGAGGATACCGCCGTCGGTGGCTATGGGCGCGATGCGCTCGTCGGCACCTTCTTCCTGCAGGCGTTGACCACCGCGCAGCGCCTCCGCATCCGGGATATTCCGGCGCCGGCCCGCGACTTCGAGATCTACGTCGTCAACAATTCGGGCAAGGCGATGGCGGCGAGCGGGAACACGATCCAAATCGATTTCCACACAGAACAGGCGTCGTAATGCAGCCGGGCAATCCGATCGCGTTCGCCCGGCACCGCGACGACTGCGAGCCGCGCTTCCGCTGGATGTGGGAGATGCTGCTGTTCGGCCTCCCGTTCGGCGCATCGCGCTCCTGGGCGCGCGTCGGACCGGGCATCGGGGGATTGACGTTCAGCCCGGCGGGATCGCCGGTGATCGCGCACGGCGGCCTCTATACGCCGACGAGTAGCGACCAGCTCAACAGCAACTCGCTGCCCACTGCGTCACTGCTGCGGATCTCGACCAACATCACGCTGCTCTGGGCGGTCCGGCTCTCGGCGTTCGTGAGCGACGCCACCGGCGGCGCCGGCGTCCTCTACAACAACCCGAACAGCAGCCCGTTCACCTCGTACTGGCTCTCGACACTTTCCGCGGCTGGTGGGATCTGGGCATTCGACAATGCGAAGGGGTCGTTCCGCCAGGTGAATAGCGGATCGAGCTTCGCATCGACGGCGGGCGCGCATGCGATCGTCGGCGTCACCGATTCGTCGACCGATCGGATCTGGGTCGATGGCAAGCTGGCCAACACCAGCGCCAGCAACCTTGCCGCGGCGAATGGCTACTCCTCGACGTCGTTCTTCCAGGTGGCCGGGTCGACCGGCGGGTCGATTCACCGCGCCGTCACGGTCTGGCGTGCTGCACTCGAGCCGGGGATGATCGAGCGGATCAGCCGCGATCCGCTGGCGATGTATCGCTGGCGTCGGCGTCGTAACTACCACTACGCCAGTGCCGCGATCATCGGGTCAGGTGGCGGATCGGTCTCGATTCACGCGAGCGGGACGGCCAAGGTTGCGGTCGTTGGATCCGGCGGCGGCGTGGTGCATGTGTCCGCGGCGGGGACAGGCACGGTGAAGGTCCAGGGCGCGGGCGGCGGCGCGATCATTACGCTGGCGGCGAGCGGTGCCGGGGTGATCAAAGTGGTGGCGGCTGGTGCGGGTGCCATCACAGTTCTGGCAGCCGGATCCGGTGCGATCAAGATCGCGGGCGCGGGATCAGGAGCCATCACGATCCACGCGGCTGGCGCTGCCGTCATCCCTGTGGTCGCATCTGGCGGTGCCACGATCACGATCGGCGCAGCGGGATCGGCAGCCGTAAAGGTCACCGGGGCCGGATCCGGGGCGATCGCGATCCATGCTGCTGGGGCAGCGATCGTCGCGATCATCGGGTCTGGCGGCGGGATCGTCGTCATCCATTCAGCCGGCACCGCGATCATTCCTGTTGTCGGAGCGGGTGGCGCTGCGATCGCCGTCCAGGCGGCTGGCTCTGCCGTCATCCCGATCCTCGGCACCGGCGGCGGCGCGATCTCGGTCGGCGGGAGCGGGACGATCGGCTCCGGCACAACGGGCACCGGCGGGGGAGCAGTGGTGCTCCACGGCGCTGGTGTCGCGACCGTCACCGTGGTCGCGCACGGCACCGGGTTCATCACTCTTGCCGCGGCTGGCATCGGGCTCATTCCAATCACCGGCCACGGTGGTGGGACCGCGGCAGTGCGCGCAGCTGGTACCGCCAAGGTGGTCGTCAACGGCATCGGGGTCGGTGTGGTTCACATCGCCGCGGCCGGAACCGGGCGCGTCCGCGACACGGTGATCCCCAACATCCCGATCGTGAAGTTCTCGAATGGTGTGCTGCGCATCGCCGGCGGCCGCCTCGCGGAGCTGCGCGTTGCTGGCCTTCGCGATGGTTCATTCGAGGCGGCTGAATGACCGACTTCCGCCAGGCGTTCTACACGCCAGTCGCCTCTGGCACCAGCGCGTCACTGCAACTGCAGCTGACCGATGGCGACGATGCCGACCTCGCCGGCAACGTCGTCGACGAGGTCACGTTGACGCTCTTCGACCGGGCAACCGGCCGCATCCTGAATAGCCGCTCGGCCTCGAACGTCCTCAACGCTGGCGGCGGGACACTCAGCGATAGTGGCCTGCTCGACCTGGATCTCTCGCCGGCGGATAACGCCATGGCTGACGCCGGCGCCTGCACCGAAGAGCATGTGGCGCGGCTCGATTGGACATGGAATGGCGGCGATGATACCGGCACGAAAGAGATGACCTTCACCGTCATCCGTCGGCTCGCGCCCGCCTGATCGGATGACCTCCTGGCAGAAGGCGCTCGCAGTCGTCGGACTCGTCGTCGCTGCACTCGCGGGCGGCTACGCCATCTGTCATTCCGCCGCGGCCGCGGCGGCGCAGCGATCGGCCGACAGTCTGGCTGTTATCGAGCGGTCGCGCGATAGCCTGGCAGCGATCGCTGACGCGGAGCGGGCGCGCGCCGACTCGATTGCTCGCGCCGACACGCTGATGGCGTCGGCTGCGGAGCGGGTAGCGGCCGCCGCACGGGCGCTGGCCCGCAAGGACTCCGTCGCAGCCGATGACGCGATGGCCGAACTCGCAACGAAGACGTCCGCTGCGGACTCCTTCCCGGTATATCGGGATCGAATTGTGCCGGCCAAGGATCGTGAAATCGCCGATCTGCGTATTTCGGCCGACTCATCGAGGAAAGCCGCTGACGGATGGCACGATGCCTATCTCTGGCAGATCGAGAGCAGCGCAGCGCTCTGGCGTCGGCTGGCGATCACCGATTCAACCAACGCCGATCAGCGGGCGCAGCTGCTCGCCGACGCGAAGGCGATGACGAAGGTGCCATCGCCGTGGTCGAAGCTGGAGTCCGCGGCCGAGACCGGCGCGATCGGCGCCGCGACGACCGGCGCCTGCGCTCACAAACTACTTTCTGTCGGCTGCATCGCCGGTGCGGTGGTCATCGTGAAGAGGGTGCTGTGAGCGGCCGAACGACCGGTCACGGCAGCTTCCTTCTGTGGCCACTCGTGAGGCATGAGACCATCGTCGACAGCGACGATCCCCGGCTGGCGCACATCATTCCTGCCTTCCGTCAGCGGCTTGTTGCCGAAGCGAATAGCCTCGCAGGGCTGTATGGTGCGCCGGTCTTCCTCGTCGGATCGGCCATTCGCGTCGACAACCAGATTCCGCGAGACTTCGATCTCCGGGTTCCGCTGAAGGATTTCGATTTCCAGATCCGATTCGGCGGCTCGGCCGGGGACTGGGAGGAACAGGGGGTCACCGGCGATTGGCAGGGCGTCCGCTGGCAGTGGTCAGATGATTGCGTGCATCAATCGAAGAACGCCACCATGAACGTGCATCACCTCTGCGATGTGCAGATCCAGCCGCTCAGCTACTTCGAGAAGCACGGCGGCCCTCGCATTCGACTCGACACCCGCGGTCGCTTCGCCGCATCATTGCAGATCCATGGCGGATAATCGTCGCCCGATCCCCCCGCTGGGCCGTCGGCATGGTGCTCCCCGCGCTCCATATCAACGGCCCCTCACGGGGCCGTCTCGCCGTCATGGGAAAGCAAACGCCCCGGATCTCTCCGGAGCGTGTCGATTGGGTCCCTTCCATGAAACGCCAGCGCCCCGAAACCTGACCGGGGCGTTGGAGGTAAGCCTGGCCGCGACGGTGAGTCACATCGCCTTCCGCGCGTCAGTTGCTCATGGCTCGCTCCCAGATCGAGTGAACAGCGTCCCTCCAATGGCGACGCTTCAAGGTACTGTATCGGCACGTTTCGTCAACTATTCATATCCGATCGGCTGCTCTGGGTCCTTCCGAGGGCCGCCCTGCTCGAGCTCCATCAACTGCTTCACAAGGCTATGGACCTTTGCTGCCCGATGGGCATCCATCCGGCCGCTATGCCAACGGTCGAACAACCATACGCAGCTCGGAAAGTTCCCCGACGTCTCGCGCGCGCGTGCTTCAATAAAGAGAGGATAGAAGAGCATGATCATCTCGCAATAGATCGGGGTGAGCGCCTCAGCCGCGACGTCGCAGCCTGCAAGTCCGCTGCGGAAATACATCGCCCACCATTCGAGATTGTTCATGAACGCCATCGCGCGGTTGCTCAGATCTCCGGGCAACTTCCTGATCCATTCGACGGCGCGCGGAACTTGATCCCGTTCGACGTGCGTGCCGAAGACGACGTTCTCAGAGTTGGACACGAAAAGCTGAACCTTCTGCTCGCGGAACGCCTGCCGAATCGCCCAGTAGTTGTTGAGGATCGATTTCGCGAATTCGACACAGCGCTCGGTCGCATTCGCTCGCGCCTCGCGTAATGCCCGGTCACGCATGTCCTTCTTGGTCAGCCGGAGCGCATAGAGCCCAAATACAGCGACGAGCCCCAGGGCCAGCGTCGCGAGCACAAGGACTGCCGTCCAAAATGCCGTCGGGTTGTCCGGCATCGCGAGCGATGCGAGCTGCGGCCACGAGCGAATGACGACTGACCATATGATCGCCCCCAGCACCGCGCTGATAGTCACGACCACGATGAGGATCCGCCATCCGAACGTGGCTACGATGCGCTTGCCGATGTGCTTGGCGCTGGTCATTGCCTCACGCCACCTTCGTCGATCGCCGTGCTGCCACCTGACGCGCCGGCTTCGATCGCCGGCCGGACGGCGCGCGGGATTCCAGATAGTTCACGAGCCCGGTCCGGCTGATCTGCGTCATCTTCCCCACCTTGCGAAGTACGCCAGCGGGGATGCGGCCCTGGTGGATCTGGACGCGGAGCGTCGCCGGGGTGAGCTGCTCTCCCTCTTCGGCGGCGTACGCTGCGGCCTCGACGAGGGAGAGCCACTTGTCCTCGGGCTCGGGCACCTCATCGAACACGCCCTTCGGCAGCATGACGGAGGCACTGAGCACGGTGAACGAGACGACCTGCCCTGCCCGGTTCCGGTCGACAAGGATTCCCGGAATGTTCTCCTCTGTCGTCAGCGGACCGGGCCGGAGGTCGAGGGCGATGCGGAACGTGTCCGCATCGCGAGAGTAGGTCGCCTTCATTTCTTCTTCCCTTCCAACCGCCGCCGTTTCGTGGGGCGATTGATCCAATGGTTTGAGATGACGAGGTCGTGGTCTGGACGGCGTAGGAAGACCACCTTGAGGGTCTTCCGGCCGAACGTCGCGCACCGGGAGAACCGGGTCTCAGCGCCCGTGTGGGTCACCGCTTCACACTCGCGACCTGCTTCCATCGTTATCCGAACCTGCCACCGCTTCACATTATGGTCGGTGAGGTCATCGACCGCGTGCACCGAGAGAACCAGCTTCCGTATCGTCATGCAAGGAATATAAACGCTGTCGTTTATATAGTCAAGGGGTCGGTTTCGACCCTCTTGGCTTCCCGCCCAGCACCGTCATCCCATGCAGGATCGCCAGTTGCAGCTTGGCCGATGCCGGCTGCCGGTGCATCTGGATGGCGTAGGGATCGCCGCGCTTGCCGGTGAGGTAAACGGCCGCGACCTGCTCGCCGTCGATCGCGGCGGATGCAATCCCCTTCGCCACCGTCCAGACGATCTGCATCTCGTCACTCGCCTGCTTCGCGGCGAGCACGACGGCGGCACCCCGCGGCACGCCAACGTGAATGTCGGGCCGCGCCTTGCGCGAGATCTCGGCGTGCAGCACGTCCGGGCCATACATCAGCGATACCCGCACGTCATCGAATGCCGTCTCATAGCGGACATTCCCGCTGCGTGGATCGCCGAGCTTCACCGGATCGGACCACGGCCATGGACGGCGCGTCATGGCTTGTCGTAGATCGCGCTATCGGGAAAGACGGTGGCGAGGAAGAGACGGAGCGAAAGGAGCCGCTTCACCTCGAGCTTGCCTTCGCGATAACCATGCGCTCCCTGCAATCGCCAATAGCCGGAATCGGCTCGGGCCAGCGTGAAGAGCTGCTGAGATGATATGATCAGCGGCACCGACTCCGACGCATGTTTCCCGGGGCCGCGATCTCCGACCTCCCGATCCGGGGCATCGATGGCCCGGAGAGAGATCTCTTCATCGTTGGCGATGAATTGGAGCGCGACGCTGCCCGTCTCCGGGATGAATTGCCAGTCCACTCCGCAGTAGGAAATTGCGACGACGAACATGGTGTCAATCGGCGTCGTAATCAGGCGGCGCCAGCTCGCGGAGATGGTCGCCTCGCAGGCTCCGAGTGTGCATCCGCTTCGCGCGATCTCGCGGGGATACGTGAACAGCTTCTGCACGTGGGTGAATCGGTCGATCTCCGAAACCTGAAAATCGTCCTTCGAATGAAGGTCAAGCGGTCGCAGCGGTGGCCGCGGAGTTTTCTGCCCCGACGCTGCGCTGGCGACGACAAGCACCAACGAAATGGCGGAGACCATCCTCACGGCGATGCTCCCTTAATGGGGATGAGAATGATCACGGCGACGGCATCTGAAGCTGGCCATCCTGCCAATGTCCAGAGTTCAGCGCCCAGTCACCGTAACCGATCGCGAGTCCGGCTCCAGCGAATATCCCGATCTCTCCCAGGCGGTGACCTGTCCACGGTCGACGCGACTCATTCAGCCCCTGCGCACCGAGATCTGCGACCACAAAGAGCATCGTCCAGATGAGGATCGGCGGACCAGCGCTCCGGCCCTCCCATCGCTGCACGCGCAGGTTGGCGAGGGCTCGACGCGCGTTTCCGCGGTCGGTGTCGAGGACGATAGAATCCCTGGAGATCGCCAGCAGCGATCCCTCTGTCCAATCGCGATCTGCCGGGCCACGGATTCTCATCGCATCACCCTGCGTTACGTGCTGGCCAATTGGGAGCGCACCGGGGAGTGACGCAGACTGCGCGTGAAGCGGCGACGCTACCGCGAAAATGGCGAATGCGATCCACTTCACGTTGATCCTCTGTTGACGGGGTTGCGGGATCTTGGATTTCGTGCGACTATCTGCCGGTGCTTCTTCGGTACCGCTGTTCCTCGGAGAAACGTATGGCTGTGACTTGGTATATCGCCCGCCGGCGTCACCGGCATCTTGGAGCTTGGCCCGGCGACTACGTCGCCTACGACCCCTCTTCCTCAGACCCCATCAGGCTATATCGACGGCTGCCCCCGAATCACGGAGCCTTGCTCGGCGCGATTGAAATGGGCGCGCTCGTCGAATGCGACCCTAACCTGCCTTCCGCCCGGTTGAACCAGGAGGTGCATCACCGCCAGGCCGATTCTCATCCAGTTCGACCGCCCATCCGGGTCGTGAAGTAGCCAGCAGCGCCTCGAGCTCTGCGATCTGGCCGGTCAGCTTCGCGACGGTCTGACGCATCCGCGAGACCAGATCCGGCTGCGGCATCGCGCCCGCGTCGCGGATAATGGCACGCTTAGCTCGCGCGGCCGATTGATCAGGACCATGGAGTAGCCTTTCCGTAGTCGTTTCAAGCACATCAGCTAGGCGCCGCATCGTCCGTTTCTGCGGCTCGAATTCGTTGCGCTCCCATCGCGAGACCGTCACCGAATCCTTTCCAACCTTCGCGCCGAGCTCTTGTTGAGTGAGCATGCGCGTTTCACGTGCAATCCGTATCCGATCGCCGAGGGTTTCTGGCCCTCGGGCAGGGGGCTTGACAGCTAGGCGTTTTCTAGCCATTATGATGGCGTTGACGTAACAAACGATAGGTCACTAGGCACCCACTAGGCGGTAACGTAATGGCAGACAACAACTTGGACGGCTCAACGCTACGTGAAATCAACGGTCGCAGCAAGCGTGCGTGGGCCGCTACCTCGATCAACTTCCCGCCGGAACTGATCGAGAAGGTTGATCAGATCGCCAGAGAGTTCGAAATGCCGCGCAACACGGTGGTCATCTACGCAGTCGAACTCATGCTCGCATCCGCGCCGGTCCAGCCGTGACCTCGATCGCGAGCGAGACAATGCAGCCGAGCAATCGGCGGCGCTACGGGGGATCGCAGCCAGCCCCCCACACCGCCATCGTCTACCAGCACGTCGCAGAGCGACTCGGGCCGCGTTGCACTGCGAAAGGCGTCGAGCACAAGGTGGCCCGCGCCGTGCTGCTGCTCGAAATCACGATCGAGGAAGCCCACCGGACCGGCAACTTCGCGCAATGCGATGAGATCTTCGCGCGATTGAACGCCCATCGTCACACGCACGCGACCTCCCGCGACAACGCACTGCGTCGTCACGCGATCGCTGACTCCACTGAGCAGGTCGAACGATGCGCTTGGCAGGAGGCGACGAACGCCGCCGCGGCCCGCCGAGAAATCGACGCGCTCGCGGACGAGATCGCCGCGGCCGAGGTGCTCATGGTGCAGATGGAGGGCGCCAAGTGAATCCAGCTGACCTGTTGGGCCGTGCCGTCGTCGTGCTGCTCGCTTCGGTGTTCGTCTGCTCCCTCCTCGACCTCGCGCGTGCTGCGTGGCGGCACCTGTGAACCCGGCCCTCTGGCTGATCAACGCCATCGGCTTCGTGATGCTCGGCGTTCTCGGACTGATCGTCGCGCTGGCGGCGGTGTTCTTCGCCTGCGTCGCGATCGCGGCGGTGATCTGCCTCCCATTCTACCGTGATGACTGGCGCAGTGTGCCGGGCGCGATGATCCCCGGGGGTGAGGGATGAACGCCCATGAATGGTTCATCACGATCGGGATCTTCGCGGCCGCGATGATCGTGGTCGGCGGAATCATGTGGGGTATCGGCCGAGTGCTCGACAAGATGCTCAAACCGATGGGAGACGAACGGTGAGGCCGGAATACTTGGCGGCGCTGGATCACCCCACGGTCGGAGCGATCGTGTCGCGAATCGTGGTGGGGCTGCTGCCATTCGCTGTCGCAGTACTCGGCTGGGCGGTCTATCGCCTGGGTCGCGTCGACTGGGCGCGCGCGCAGCAGGCGCATCTCGACAAGGTGGGACGGAGCGGGACGCTGGACTGGTAGCAGCACAAAGCCCGGCGCGAACCGGGCTCTGGTAGGACGGGTGTCCAGTGAGGACCCCTCAACGATCACCACGACCAATTCGAGGGTCAAGTGCAGCAATCATCGCATCGCATCCGCGTTGCGCCGGCGATCCCGGCTGCGGCGCCGGTCCGGAGGATCACGTGAGCGCCGCCGCGACGAAAGCGCGCGGCTCCGCGGCGCGTGACCTCCAGCTGGCGCGGGCCGACGCGCATCAAGACTTCATGAGTCAGTCCGGGAAGACCTTGGCGGACCTATCTGATGAGCAATTCGAGGAAGGGCTCCGGCGCGTGAAGGTCATGCACGACCGGGTCGAGAAGGCGTTCGCCTCGATTCTCCGCGAGGGTGTCCACTACGGCAACCCGGAAGAGAACGGCCAGAAGAAGTTCAAGAAGCCGATGCTCTACGAGGTCGGAGCCCAGGCGCTTCGAACCGTGGTGCGGCTCTCCGTGCGCCACATGGATCGCTCGCCGACGATCGAGCACTCGGGCGATTACGTCACGGTCGTCGTCCAGATGGGAATCTTCGATGCCGTCGGAAGGCTGATCGCGACGCGGGCAGCTGCCTGCAATACCACGGAGGAAGTCTTCCGGTCCTCCGACGGCGCCGGATGGCTGTACGACGATGCGCGCTCCGAGATCCATCACTGCCTGACCACCGCCGAGAAGCGGTGTGCGACCTTGCTCACGAAGGAAGCGACGGGCGCCACCGAGTTCTTCACCAACGAAGAGCAGATCCCCTGCGCCGACGAGGATCGCGACACCTCCCGGATGACCGACGAGGAAAAGCGGACCATCGTCGCGGCCGCGCTGGCGCGCCGGATGAACCGGGGCCAGTTGGAGAAGCTGGTCATCGATGTGCTCGGACGGCTGCAGGTCGGGACCGGCGCCGAGGTCAAGAAGGTGCTCGGCCAGATCGCGAAGTGGGAACCGCCGGCGAAGAAGACGGGCGAAGCGCCGACACCGGCCGCGCCGGCCACGCGCGACACCAGCTTCGACGAAATGCCGGAGGCATTGGCCGATGAATCCGATGCGCTGGGCGATGGCGTTCCCGCGGCGGAAGGCGGTGCATCGTGACGCGCCGCGGACCCGCACGGGACGACGATGAGGATGGCGTCACGTCAGTGACGATATCAGGCCCAGGCGAGGTTGGCGTTACCCTGATCCCGATCGGTGTCGCTGATCGGCCGCTCTGCTCGATCGCGTCCGATCTCCTCACGAAGGCATGCACCCGAGCCGACAAGGCCTGCCTGATGATTGAGCTGGTGCCGGACGTCGTCGCCCGTCGTGCGGAGGAATCCAACGAGCTGCAGCGGCGCTTCAGCGCGACGGGGTCGACGGTCGAGAAGGCGATGCTCGATCTCGGGCTGCCTGCTCGCCTGCTCCCGGCGCTCAAGGCCGGGCTGAAGATCGAGATTCACAATACCGAGCGACTCATCAAGAAGCAGACCGAGCTCCGGCTCGAAACGGAGGAGACGGAGGCGCGCCAGTCGCAGCTCTCCCGCTTGCTGGAACGGCTCGACGTGGCTGGCCTCGGCGCGGAGGCTGCGGAATGACAGCCGTCGCGGTTCACGTCATCGATCCGGCGCTGCCATTGCTCGGCCAGGATGCGATCGGCGCGGCGGTAGCTCGCCCATCGCACGCGATCCTGATCGACGAAAACATCCGGCTGCGCACCGAGAACGCCGTCCATCTTGCGCGCCAGGCCGCGGACTCGGAGCTCATCCGCCAGGCGACTACGAAGTTGATCCGGCATCGCATCGATGCGCATGCCGTGGACGTCCGGCTGCAGGCGCGCGAACTGGAGATCGAGCGGCGCGACGAGCGGATCGCGTTCCTCGAGGCCGAGCTCGCGCGAGCGGGCGCGCAGGTCTCGGAGTTCGTTCGATGACACGCCTCCTCCGATGGCGCGTGCGCACCACCGTGCCGATCACGTCCCGACCGAATACCTGCGCCGGGTTCACCGTCGAGCGGATCCGCGCGCCGCGGCGCGGGATCGACCGCGGGCTCTATCTCGTCCGTGCGCCCGATGGTCGGTCGCGCACGGCGGTGCTCCGTGGCGCGTCGATGGGCGAGCGCCTCCTGGCACACCTCGTCTACCTCGTCGCCGATGGCTTCGAGCTCGGCGCCGAAGTCGGCCGGTTCTGGCCGAAGCGCAAGATGTTCCCGGCAACTCCCTCTCTCCGCGATGCCCACGGCGACTTCTACGATGCCGTCCGCTTCGCCTGTCTCGCGGGCCACGGTCACGCGGCCGCCTCTTCGATGGAGCATACCGATGAGTAAGACCGTCAAGGCGCCGCGCATTGTGCGCGAGCTCCCCGCAGGGCTCCGGCTCACCACGGGCGCCCACCCCGACCATAAAGGGTTCTGCTTCAACGAGGCGATCGCCTTCGTCGCCGGTGAGAAATGGAGCGACGCGCCCGCGTGCGTGAGCCCGGTGATTCGGCGCTTCGGGATGGGATTGAACGACCGATGGCCCGAGGATGACAAGCAGCTCCTCATTCCCTTCATCATTCCAGCGATCGGGACGCGGACGACCGACGCCGACGAGCTCACGCGGAAGTTCATGGCGCTCGACTGGGCCTACCGCACGGCAGCTCCGGCCGCATTCCGTCTCCTCAAGCTCGACGAGCAGGCGGAACGGCTCGCCACGATCGCACCGATCGTCGATCAGGCGACGTGGGATCTGGCGTGGCCGGTGATGCGCCAGCTGCGCGACAAGGCGTGGGAGCGCCGCGCAGCGGCGCTCAAAAAAATCCGCGCAATCGTGAAACCGGCGGCGGTGGCGGCGGAGGCGGTGGCGGCGGTGGCGGCGGAGGCGGCGGCGGCGGCGGCGGTGGCGGCGGAGGCGGTGGCGGCGGTGGCGGCGGAGGCGGTGGCGGTGGCGGCGGTGGCGGCGGAGGCGGTGGCGGCGGAGGTGGCGGCGATTTCGCGAATTCTCGGCGATGAATCCGCCGAGAATTCGCTCCTGCGTCGCGAGCTCGTCGAGATCATCCGCAAGGGCACGGCATCACTCCCGAAGAATCCGAGCTGGGGCCAAGCGTGGGACGCGGTCTACCGGCCGGTCCGCCGCAAGATTCGCGAGCTGATCGGCACGCCCGGTGTCCTCGGGCCCGCGTACGACGCGCACCGCGTCTGGGTGCGCGACTCCGCGCTCGAGCTCCTCGATCGGATGATCGCCGTCGGTCGCGTCGAGCCGACGATCGCCATCAAGAAGGGCGCCCAGGCGTGAGTCGTTCGCCTGTCGTCCGCCTGGGACTGGATCCCGACGAGCTGATCATCGACAGCTTCGCCGGCGGCGGTGGCGCGTCGGAGGGAATCCGTCTCGCGCTCGGCCGGGATCCCGACGTCGCGATCAACCACGACGCCGAAGCGATCGCGCTCCACAAGGCGAACCACCCCGGCACGAAGCACTACTGCGAGAACGTCTGGAAGGTCGACCCAGAGGAAGCCGCTGACGGCCGGCCGATCGGGCTGATGTGGCTGTCACCGGACTGCAAGCACTTCAGCAAGGCGAAGGGCGGCAAGCCCGTTGAGAAGAAGATTCGCGGCCTGGCGTGGCTCGCGGTCCGCTGGGCGTCGTTGCCGGAGGGCAAGCGACCGCGCTGCATCTTCCTCGAAAACGTCGAGGAGTTTCAGGGGTGGGGGCCGGTGCTCGCCGATGGGAAGCCGTGCCCGGTCCGGAAGGGGAAGACGTTCCGCGCGTTCGTGCGGAAGCTCGTGCGGCTCGGCTATCGAGTGGAATGGCGCGAGATGCGCGCCTGTGATTTCGGCGCGCCGACGATCCGCAAGCGCCTTTTCCTGATCGCTCGATGCGACGGTCAGCCGATCGTCTGGCCGCAGGCAACCCACGGGAAGCACCACGCGCTGCCATGGCGCACCGCGGCGGAGTGCATCGACTGGTCGATTCCCTGCCCGTCGATCTTCGACCGCAAGAAGCCGCTGGCCCCGAACACGCTCCGGCGCATTGCCCGCGGACTCGATCGGTTCGTGATTAACTCGCCGAAGCCCTTCATCGTCAACATGGCGCACGGCGGGAAGATCGAGGACATCGATCGCCCCATCAGCACGATCGCGACCGAGAAGGGCGGTTGCAGGGCGTTGACCGCCCCTGTCCTCGCACCAGTGCGCCATGCCGACGACAAGCGTCGGCAACGTGTCGACGACCCGATGCCGACGATCACTGCGTCGCAGCGCGGGGAGATCGCGCTCGCCGGTGCCACGCTCGTCCAGACCGGTTACGGCGAGCGTGAGGGGCAGGCGCCGCGCGCGCTTGATCCGGAGAAGCCGCTGGGGACGATCGTCGGATCCGAAAAGCACGGGATCGCCGCCGCGTCACTGGTGCAGTACCACTCGGCCCGGCGACCGGGCGACGATCGCGTCGCGGATCTCGCCGATCCGCTGCGGACGCAATCGACCGAGAACCGGTTCGGTCTCGTGGCGGCGTTCCTTGCCAAGCATTACAGCGAAACCCACGACACTGTCCAGGCGGCTTCGCTGTTCGCGCCCACTCCCACGGTCACCGCGGTCGACCACAACGCGCTCGTCGCTGCGTCCCTGACGCAGTTCAACGGCACCAGCGACGGTCAACCGGCCGACAAGCCGCTCCCGTCGATCACGGCGCAGGGCTGGAAGTTCGCCGAGGTGCGGGCGTTCCTTGTGGCGTACTACGGGAACGAGAAGGACGGTGGGACGCTCTTCGATCCGATGCGCACCGTCACGTCGAAGGACCGGCTTGGGCTCGTGGCGGTCGAGGGGATCGACTACGCGATCGCGGACATCGGGATGCGGATGCTGGCGCCGCGCGAGCTCTACAATGCCCAGGGCTTCCGGCCAGACTACCGGATCGACATCGAGTTCAACGGCAAGCCGCTGACGAAGACCGCGCAGGTGCGCATGGTTGGCAACAGCGTCTGCCCCCCGATGGCCGCGGCGCTCATTCGCGCGAACTTCGCCACCGAGCAGCGCGCCGAGGTCGCCGCGTGAAGGGTCTCGACTACGTGGCGATCTCTCCAACGATCCGAAAGGATCCGAAGATCGGCGCCATCGCGCTCGCGCTGGGTCGCGAGTCGCGGTGGATCGCTGGCTGCTTTCCCGAGTTCTTCGGCATGGTTGCCGAACACGCGCCGGACGGATCGCTCGGTGCGATCGCGGACGCGACACTCGACGAATGGGCCGGCGAGGTGCAGGGGTTCGGTGCACAGGTGCGAAAGCACCTCTGTGGCGAGGACGGCGTGCTCACCGCCTGGTGGCGGTACAACGGCAGCGCGCTCGCCAAGTTGGAGGCCGACCGAGCCCGGAAACGGAATAGTCGCGGACATTCCGGGGACGGTGATGGGAAAGGGCGCGGAAAGTCCGAGGATAGACCCACTGACAATAATGGGAATGTCCGCGCCGCTTCCGACGGCTATACCGACACCGACACCGGTACCTCTTCTCCTTCGGAGAAGATCACCACATCACCGCGCGCGGCCTTGGCACGGCTCAGGGAGCTACTCCCGGAGACTTGTTACGAGGCGCTGCAGCGTGTGCTAATCGCCTCATATCGGGGCGCTGACGGGGCGGTGGGATCGATGCTCCAGATGCTCGATCCGAACGACGGCACGACCGGCCCTGGCGGTAGCCCGGTGACGCCCATTGAACTCGCCACTGCGCTGCAACAGCTGGACGGCATGAAGGACCCGGGATGGAATGGGGGCAACTACGTCCGCAAGGTGATCCAGACCATGCGCGCCGCCGGTGGGGCGACAGGTTCGACAGGCACCGCGCCTGCCACCGAAGACGGCGACGCAGTGCTCAAGCGCGCCAGGGAACTAAAGGAACGTGAAAAGGCGGCCGGCTATGCCGCGTGATGAACTGCCCGACGCGCTGATTCTGGATCAGCTAAACCGGCTGGTCGCGTGTAACTGCCTCGGTCGCAAATCCGACGCGGAAAAGGGCACGCTCGTTGTCGAGATTCAGCGCGCGACGAGGGGATGGAGCCCGACGGAGCTGGTCACTGCCACGACGTCGCTCATCCAATCCGGTGAAAAGTTCGCCGGCATCGGATCGATCAAGCTCCATCGCGCTGCGCGGGAAACGCCGCAGAAGGCGCAGGGGTCGTTCGACGTCTGCAATGCCTGCGGGCGCCATCGGTACTACGCCGGATTCGAATTCCCCGACGGTACGGTAAAACCGCGGCTTCGCTGCGACTGCCCACACGCCGGCGCGGGATGGGAGACCGAGAAGGCAAAGGCGTACGTCGAGCAGGACAAGGTGCTTCTCGCCGCTGGATTCGGCACGCCGCCGGATCGCGAGGAGTTCAGCGCGTGAATCAGGCGTACCTCGACTTCCTCCGCGCCAAGGCTGTGGCCGCGCCGCAGTTCGGTCGCGGCGTTGAGCCCGGTCAGGTGAACGCCCTGCTCAAGGGCCACCAGGGCGCGATCGTCGAGTGGGCTGTTGGCGGCGGGCGTCGGGCGATCTTCGCGTCGTTCGGGCTCGGGAAGACGATCATGCAACTGGAGACGGTTCGACTCACACTGAATCCCGACGAGCGCGGCCTCATCATCTGCCCGCTCGGCGTGCGCGCCGAATTCGCGAAGGACGCCGCGATGCTCGGCGTGGCCACGACGTTCGTTCGCTCCTCTGACCACGTTGCCGGTCCGGGCATCTACATCACGAACTACGAGAGCGTGCGCGAGGGAAAGATCGACCCCGCCCTCTTCACGGCGATCAGCTTGGATGAAGCCGCGATCCTTCGCGGCATGGGCGGGACGAAGACGTTCCGCGAGTTCATGCGGCTCTTCGAGCAGACACCATTCCGGTTCGTGGCCACGGCCACGCCGAGCCCCAACGACTACATCGAGTTCCTCTCCTACGCCGCGTTCCTCGGCATCATGGACATCGGCGAGGCCAAGACTCGGTTCTTCCAGCGGAACAGCGAGAAGGCCGACGAGCTCACCATCCTCCCCCACAAGGAGGACGAGTTCTGGGCGTGGGTTGCCTCATGGGCGGTGGTGATCCTCCGGCCGTCGGATCTCGGCTTCTCGGACGACGGGTACGAGCTGCCCGCGCTCGACGTGCACTGGCACTGCGTCACGCCGGCGGTCGATGATCACGGGACCGAGTACGACGGCCAGGGAAAGCTGCTGCGCGATGCGTCGCTCGGGGTACAGCAGGCCGCGGCCGAGAAGCGGCTGTCCCTTCCCGCTCGCGTCGCTGAGGTCGGGCGGCTCATCGATGCGCGGCCGGGCGACCACGTCATCGTCTGGCACGACCTCGAGTCGGAGCGTCACGCCATCACGTCATCGATCAATGGGATCGAAGCCGTCTACGGCTCACAAGATCTCGACGAGCGGGAGGACCTCGTCGCGGCATTCGCCGAGGGCCGTCTCGCTCGCCTCGCCGCCAAGCCCGTCATGCTCGGCGCCGGGTGCAACCTCCAGCGGCATTGCCACTGGGCGATCTTCGCCGGGATCGGCTTCAAATTCCGCGACTTCATCCAGGCGATCCATCGGATCCACCGGTTCCTCCAGCCACATCAGGTCACGATTGACATCATCCACTCCGACGCCGAGGCGGAGATCGTACGAGACCTGCAGGCGAAATGGCGCCGGCACGATGCGATGATGGAGCGGATGTCGGCACTGATGCGGGAATGCGGACTCGGCGGAGAACTGGCCCGGGCGCGACTGCAGCGCTCGATCGGGTGCGAACGAAAGGAAGAACGCGGCGAGCAGTTCGTGGCCGTGCTGAATGATTGCGTCGACGAGACAACCGCGATGCCAGAGGCCTCGGTCGACCTGATCATCACATCGATCCCATTCGGCACCCAGTACGAATACACGCCGTCCTACAACGACTTCGGCCACACCGACGACGACGAGCATTTCTTCCTGCAGATGGATTTCCTCTCGCCGCAGCTACTCCGAGTACTCCAGCCGGGGCGAGTGATGGCGGTACACGTCAAGGACCGGATCCGGCCCGGAAGCCTCGACGGGCTCGGGTTCCAGACTGCCAGCCCGTTCCACGCCGAGTGCATTCTCCACTACCGGCGCCACGGGTTCGCGTACCTCGGCATGATCACGGTCGTCACCGACGTGGTGCGGGAGAACAACCAGACCTACCGGCTCGGCTACTCCGAACAGTGCAAGGACGGATCCCGGATGGGCGTCGGGATGCCGGAATACGTCCTGCTCTTCCGGAAGCCACCGACCGATGCCAGCAATGGTTACGCGGATCACCGGGTCATGAAATCGAAGTCGGAGTACTCGCGCGCCCGCTGGCAGGTCGACGCGCACGCGCTCTGGCGCTCGAGTGGCGAACGACTGATCGGCGAAGAAGAGCTCGTCGGCCTCCCGGCCGAGCAGGTCTTCAAGCGGTACCGGGCCATGTCCTTCGCCACCGTCTACGACCACGAGCGGCACATCGCGATCGGCGAGGCGCTCGAGCGGGCGAAGCAGCTGCCGCCCGGCTTCATGCTCCTGCAGCCGCAAAGCCACGACGAGGACGTCTGGTCGGACGTGACTCGGATGCGCACGCTGAACGGCACGCAGGAGGCAGCGGGGCGCGAGAAGCATCTCTGCCCGCTCCAGTTCGACATCGTAGACCGGTTGATCGCCCGGTATTCCAATCCGGGCGAGCTGGTGATGGATCCATTCGGCGGCCTGATGACAGTCCCGCTCCGCGCGATCGAGACGGGACGGCGAGGCCTCGGGATCGAACTGGCGCCGCCGTACTTCGCCGATGGCGTGCAGTATCTACGCGCTGCGGAGGAGAAGATCGCGATGCCAACCCTCTTCGACTTCCTTGACGAGGCTGCGGCATGAGTCTCACAAAGAAGCAGGCTGCGCTCCTCGATTTCTTGAAGGTGGAGATTCATCGGAACGGATATGCGCCGACGATCGCGGAGATCGCCAGCTATTTCAATCTCAGTTCGTTTGCCACTGTGCACGAGCATCTCACGAACCTGGAACGGATGGGATATATCCGGCGCCGACCGACCGCGGCTCGGTCGATCGAGATTATCGATCGGGATGCCCCACGTTCAGCCGTCGACGAAACGCTCGACCGGATCCGGGGGAAATGCGATGCCGATGGGACCGTACCGTGGGGCGACGGTCGCGCCGACTTCCTCGCATTGGCCGACCAGATTCGGGAGCTCGCATGTTGACGCTCGAAGAGATTCTGGCTTCGGAGCGGGAAGACGCCGCCGTCCTGCGCGCGCGCGGCCTCGCCGATCGCGCTGCTGACATCGAACGCGTCTGCGACCGCGTGCAGGAATCGCTCGGCAACTATCTTCGCTGGCTCTCGGAGACTGAAGCGATTCTCTGGTCTGGTCGCAGCGCGAAGTACCTCCGCGATCGGTTCGCCGGATGGGTCGCCCAGGGTGATGCGAGGAAGGTCGGCCGGAACCGGCAGTATCGCGCCAGCGCGATCCCGCGCAACGTCGACGTCGCCGGGCTGCGGCAACGGGCGCGACAGGAGGCAGCGGCGTGACCCCGAACCGTTCGCGGATCGATGAGTGGGGGAAGAAGGGCGAATCGCTCGTGGCCTGTTACCACGAGCCGAAGCGCCGCCGCTTCATCGTGGAATGGTATCCGACGAGCGGGAAACCGCGCCGGCAGACCTTTCCGTACGCCCCGGGCCAGCAGGCGCAGGCGCGACGCGAGGCCAAGGTGTTCGGCGCCGAGATGGCGCTCAGTCGCGGTGTCATCGTGCACCCCGACGTGCCGGAAACCACCCACGCGATGTATGAGCGGTTCGTGAAGGCGATGGAGTCGGCCTGGCGCCCAGCGACGCGCACGTCGAATAGTTACCGATGGAAGCTGTGGGAGGCGTTCTACAAGCCGCAGACCGAGCCGAACCTGGTGACCGAGGACATCCTCGATGATTTCCTCGCACGGCTGCGGGTCACGAAGACCTCAGCGTACCAGATCCGGCAGGTGTTCGCGCTGCTGCGCGCGGTGTACCGGCTCGGCGTCCGGCGGAAATGGCTCGTCGCCGCGGCGCCGCTCACCTACGAGCTGCGGCTCGGCAAGGACGAGGTCGCCAACGATCCTGAGGAGTACCATCCGTCGGAGTGGACCGCGCTGCTCAACCATATCCCGGACGACGTCCACGGCTGGCGGCTCCGCGTGGCCATCCTACTGGCCGGGGCGCAGGGTGCGCGGATCAACTCGATCACGCACCTGCGCTGGTCGGACGTCGATGCCGAGTCTAACGAGATCCGCTGGCCGGCGGCGTTCATGAAGCAGGGTCGGGAATTCGCGCAGCCGATGACGCCGGTCGCGGTCGAGGCATTGAACGTCGCCTGGCGTTGGCGGCGGCAACTCGGATACACCGGCGACTGGGTGCTCCCCGTCGTCCGATTCGGGACCGTCGACGCGCCGGTCAAGTACCAGACCCTCCATACCGCGTTGGTCAAAGCCGAGACGCGCGCGGGATTGACGCACAAGGGACTGCGAGCATTTCACGGCTTGCGGCGGATGGCGGCCGAGAACGTCTACGGCCAGAGCAACGACATGCTGATGGCCGCGGCGTGGATCGGCGACCGGGATGTGAAGCAGTTGCGGAGCTACTTGAAGCGGCGGGACGAGCGACTGGACGGGGCAGCGAAAGCGGCGGGAGAAACATCGTCGGCGATGGTGCACCATACCCACAACCATACCCAAGAATCGCCGAGTGCCCGCAAACCCAGTCAGGACAAGAGCCACTGGTCGGAATTGAACCGACGACCGCAACAATCTGAACCACCTGCCAAACCAACTGAAACCGGCATATATCAAGGGGTCGACGGCTCCGAAACCCACCTTTCGGAATCCCGAACCGCCCCCGAATCGCTCGTTTCACCATACCCGGAACCATACCCAGACCCGGCGTCCACCTCGGATGCCGAGGGGTCTGACCGCACCTCAAATCCGCACCTGAATTCGACGACGGCAACAGTTCCGAATCGGGCCGCGGGCGAGGCATCCGAATGAGGCTCCCGGCGCTGTCTCTGACGCAGCCCTGGGCGTCGCTTGTCGCGCTCGGAATCAAGTCGTGCGAGACCCGTTCTTGGCCGACCCGGGTTCAGGGGCGCATCGCCATCCATGCCGCGAAGGGATACCCCGGTTGGGCGAAGGAGTTCCGGGAAGACCTCCAAGAGGATCGCGGCATCGCGTTGCTCGATCCCCTGCCCCTCGGATCGATCGTCGCCGTGGCGCGCCTGCTCCGTTGCGATTCAACCAATGACCCGATGGCGATTCCAACGGACCCGATCGAACAGGAATGCGGCGACTACTCGCCCGATCGGTTCGTCTTCCGCCTCGGCAACGTGGTCAGTCTTACGACGCCGATTCCGATTCGCGGGGCGCTCGGATTCTGGCCTGTCCCCGACGATGTGATTGCGGAAATCGGCCGGCAAATCGGCCCCAAATCTTCGCACCCGCTCGGGGGCTCCGCGCCTCAAACCCACCAAGAGGAGTTTGTCCTGTGATAGAGCTCGGATCGAAGTGCCGTGACCGGATGACGGGTTTCGAGGGGATCGCCATCGGTCGTCATGAATACCTCTATGGCTGCACGCGGTTCAGCGTCCAGCCACTCGAATTGAAGGACGGCAAACCTCAGGAGAGCCAAGCCTTCGACGAGCCACAGCTCGAGGTCTTCCAGGTCGCGGCCTTTGTCCCGGTTCGCCCTCAAGCCGTGCCTCCCGGTGGACCGCGCGACGACCTCCGCCGCACGCATTCCGTGGACGGGCGCTAGCGTGATCACCACGTTCACTCCCCTCGGCTTCTTCCTGCTGATCATCGTCGCGGCCGCCCTCGGCTGCTGGCTCTTCTCCGCCCTGTCTGGCGCCCACAGGGACTCGCGGATGCTGCGCGCCACTCTCGCCACACTCTCGAAAAGGATGGACGACGTGAATTCTGGGATGGACCACCTCAACTCGGCCGACAAGAACATTGGAACGGCCGTCACTACCGCGATCAACACCTTCAAGGATCTGGCGAGCCACCTCGGCGACCCGGATGCTGATGTCGAGGCGATCGCCGGCGACATCCAGTCGAAGGCCGACGAGCTCAACGCGATCTTCGCGGCTCCGATCGGCACGACGCCGGCGCCGGTCCTGACGGCAACCCCGTCGACGCTCGGCGTCTCGGTCGGCAACTCGGCCGCGATTGCAACCCAGAACCCGGCCGGTGCGCTGACGTTCGCATCCGCCGATCCGACCATCGCGACGGTCGATGGCAACGGCAACGTGACTGGTGTCCTGGCCGGCTCGACGTCGATCAGCATCACGGATGGCACCACGACGGTCAGCGTGGCGGTCACCGTCAGCTGAAGTAGAGCGAAGCGGAAGCATGAACGCAGGACGGTGCGCCGGGCTTGATCATGGCGCGGTGCACCCCTCGCTCCTGTAGCTCAGCGGTAGAGCAGCGCACTCGTAACGCGCAGGTCGCCCGTTCGATTCGGGCCGGGAGCTTCACGGGGAGGACAGAGAAATGGGCTGGTCGATCGGTTACGACAGGCGATGGAATCGGGACATTGGATATGGCGTGCCAGCGACGTGCGATCATCCGGGCTGCAACGCGGAGATCGACCGTGGCCTCGCCTACGTCTGCTGTGATCAGCAGCCCTACGGAGGGGACAAGGGATGCGGGCTCTACTTCTGCTATGACCATCGTTCAGGTGCGCTCGGCCGATGCGCTCGCTGCATGAAGTACCGGAAGCCCTTCAAGCCCACGCCCGACACGCGCGAATGGATGGAGCATAAGTTGACCGATGACAGCTGGGCAGCGTGGCGAGCGGAGAATCCGGATGACGTTGCCGCGATTCGTAACGAGATGGCGAAATGATCCTCCTCGGCCCACTGGTCTACCTCGCTATCGCCCTCTGGCATTACGGGTGGTACCGAGAAACCCACGAAGGTGTATCGACGTGGGTCGACATCGCGATCTCAATCGGCTGGTTCCCGTTCTGGTGCTACCTGCTCTGGCGCCTCTTCCTGGCGAGGTCGAAATGAGCGACGAGATCTCGATGATCCGCCATTTCGGCGACGTCTCCGATCTTGAGCGATGCCGGGTCGGTGCGTTCTGCTGGCGTCCCTCCGACAAGGCCGGCGCACGGGTGCTCCTCGTGATCGCGCCGCTGGTTGGTCTCGTGAGATTGCCAGTCAATGACGGGGGCACTTGGACTTGGGACCGCAATGAGGATCGGCCGACGATTACGCCGTCGATCCGCGTCGGTCAGGGTGACCGCCAATGGCACGGTAGCATCAGCGCCGGAAACTTGGTGAAGGCATGAACGGCCCGGCTCAGCAAGAGGGAGCGACGAATGGCTAAGAGGCGCCTTCACACTTTCTGGCAACGGCACCCCATGGCCCGCAACGCGGTCGCGTGGTTCCTACTCTTTATGATCGGGACGCCGCTCGCGATTGCGGCGGCTACGGGCCGTGAACTCTGGCGGGCGTGGAGGAACTTCCATCTCGTCCGCGAGGTCGAGCACGAATTGTCGGAGAATCGCTATGCATATCGGCGCGTCAAGACCCAGAAGACGGCGCGGGAAGAGTTCGCGGACCGCTTGCGCAAAGGCAGCGCAGTGAAGGAGTGCCAGTGATCGTGGAACTCCGCGGCGGTCCGCGCGATGGCGACCGCGTGATGGTCGGCGAGAACGCGCAATTCCTCTACGCCGCGCGCATGGCGAACGGCACGAAGGCATGGATCTCCCTCAGCGGTGACCCATTGGCAGCGCGACCGCCAGCCGGGGCAGAGCGCTACGAGCGGACGGTGGATCTCACTGGCCAGAAGGATGCCTTCGTCTGGCGTCCGGCTTCTGAACCAACGGGTGAACGATGAGCCGTCGCAAGCGGTGGCGTTGCTTTCACTGCGACGCCGTATTCACGAATCAGCGGGATGCCTCCGAACACTTCGGGGGCCACCAGGGAGAGCTCGCCGGCTGCCAGATCAAGGGGCACGAGAACGCGCTGCTTCGAATCATTCGAGATCAGCAGCTCGAGCTCTCCGTCCTTCGCGCAGAAGACGGCCAGTTCATCCGCGCGATGATGTCGATGCAGGTCGATCACGCTCAAGCGGTTAGGAAAGCGGAAGAGGCTGGCTACGACAAGGGCGTGCGTGACATGGCTTCCAAGGTCGGCAGCGCATGACCGCGAAAAAGAAGTCGAGCCTCCCGGCCACGCTCGTGATGTGCGACGGCGGCGTTCTCTGCCAGCGCTGCTGGAAGGTCGAGCGGATGCCCACGCCGATGCCGATGGAAGCGATGCAGCACTGGTTCGCGTACATCGGCGAGCTGCATCGCAACTGCGAGATCCGTCCCGCACCGCCACCACCGCGGACGCCTGAAGAATGGCTCGCGAGCCACGACACGGGGACGAGCTCGAAGACGATCTATCGGCACATGATGGGGCTGCCGCAGAGCTCGACGAGAATCGGATATCCGCACGATCCTGACGACTTCGGACGCTGCTTTCGGCTGCTCAGACTCATGCCGGCGTGGCGCGATCGTATCGGTGAGATGGCAGCATACGGGCGAGTCTGGAACGCGCTGGCGCAGCATTGGGCGAACTTCACCGAACTCTATCTCGAGGAGCTGCCATCCGGCAGCTGCCCGAAACTCTATGCACGCATGAAGGAACTGGGCGCATGAGCAAATCCAGCACGGCCAAGCACATCGTCACCGAAAGCCGGGACAAGCTCCTGGTCCAGCTTGGACTCCACGCGCTCCAGTTGGAATACGTGCGGGAGCATCCGGAGTGCCGGGAAACGCTGGCGACGGCTCGGAACAACTACAGCATCGCGCTCGCCGCGGTGCGGCAATACGACGTGGTCGCGAAGGCGCTGCGCGCGGGCCCATTTCGACCGGACCGAACGTCGGACGTCGACATGCCGGCCAACCTTGAGGTGTCCCGATGACCGGTCTTCGCATCAGTCCCGATCTGGATCTCCCGACCGATGTCGTGACGTCGACCAGCGTTGTCTTTGGCGGCAAGGGGATGGGCAAGACAAACCTCGGCAGCGTGCTGGTCGAGGAGCTGACGAAGCGCCGGCTACGCTGGGCGTTCCTCGACCCGATGGGTGTCGCCTGGGGACTGCGGCACTCGAAAGACGGCAAAGGCCCCGGGATCGAGTGCGTCATCCTCGGCGGGATCCACGGCGACATCCCGATCGAGCCAACGTCAGGCGACGTCGTCGCGGATCTCGTCGTCGACGAGCCGGTGAATACGATCATCGACTTCTCCCGCAACGCCGCCGGCGTCCCGTGGTCGAAGGGCGAGAAGATCAAGTTCGTGACCGCGTACGTGAACCGGCTGTTCCGCCGGCAGGGCGAGATGATCGGCCGCGAGCGTCGCGAACCGCTACTGCAGATCATCGACGAGGCGGCGCGCTACATCCCCCAGGTGATTCCGCACGGCGATCCGGGTCTCGCGCAATGTGTCGGCGCTTGGGAACAGGCCGCCGAAGAGGGGCGCAACATCGGGCTCGGTGTCTGCTTCCTCACCCAGCGGTCGGCCCGCATCAATAAGAGCGTCTCCGAGCTCGCCGACGTGATGTTCGCCTTTCGCACGGTCGGGCCCAACTCGGTCGATGCCATCATCGACTGGCTGGGGGAGCATATGGAGAAGACCCGGGCGCGCGAGCTCGCCGGGAAGATCCGCGAGCTCGACGTCGGGCAATGCCTGGTGGTGTCGCCGGGCTGGCTCAAGGTCAGCGATCGCGTGGTCCAGATCCGCGAGCGTGAGACCTTCGACTCGAGCGCGACACCGAAGCCCGGTGAACGCTCGCGCCGTGTCAGCGGTCAGGCCGCAAAGCCGGATCTGGCGAAGTATCAGGCGCGGATGGCCGAGACGATCGAGAAGGCGAAGGCCGACGACCCGAAGATCCTGCGGTCACGGATTGCGGCGCTGGAAAAACAGGTGGCCACTGGACAGTCCAGCAAGGCTGGACAAACCAGCGCGCCGGCGAAGATCGAAGTAAAGGTCGTCGAGAAGCCGGTCTTCGCGCCGAACGACATCGCCGCGCTGGAGCGGCTCGTCGATCGAGTGGTCCAGGAACGCGCCGGCATCGCCGATCGCTGGGGCAAGTTGGAAAACGGGCTCTCCGTGCTGGTCGCGATCGCGAAGAAGATGGTGGACGAAAAACATTCCCACTCTATCGCGCGGAATATTCCAAATCGGCCGGTAGTCTCGACGTCGCAACAGGTTACTCCTCCCCGTCCGGTGGCGCAGATCGCGCCGCGAAAGGTGCCGGCCGTTCCATCCGACAGCGGCGACGCCGCGTTCACCCCCGCGATGCGCCGCGTCCTGGATGCGGTTGCGTGGTGGGAGGCGGCAGGCGTTGAGCAACCGACCCGTCATCAGGTCGCGTTCGTGGCTCGATATACGGTGAACGGACATTTCAACAACCTCGTCGGCGCGCTGCGGACCTGCGGGCTCGTGCACTATCCAGGCGGCGCCACCATCGCCCTGACGCCGGATGGCCGCGGAGCGGCGATGGCGCCAGCTGCCGCTCCAACCCGCGACGAGCTGATCGACCGGGTCACGACCGTGCTGAAGGGCGAATCGGTCCGGAAGATCTTCGCCGTCGTGGTCGAGGCCTCGCCAAATGCGATCGCACGGTCCGAACTCGCCGAGCGCACCGGCTATACGGTCAACGGGCATTTCAACAACATGGTGGGAAGCCTCAAGTCGCTCGGGGTCATCGATTACCCCGGCAACGCGACCGTGGTGCTGTCCGATCTCTTTGAGGCCGTCTCGTGATCGTGCTCGGGCTGGATCCGGGACTCGCGCATCTGGGCGCAGCAGTCGTCGATCGGGAGGCGCCGGGAAAATTCCGGCTCCTCGAGTCCGGATCGATCAACACCTCGCCCGACGACGTGATCACCGTCCGGCTGCAGCTCCTCGCCAGTCACCTGCAGGCGCTGTTCGCGCGCAACCCCATCGACGTGGTGCTGATCGAGAAGCCAGCCATCTTGGGCAAATACGGCCGTGCGAAGGGCGATAGCTCCGAAGGCCTCGCGATCGAGCGCGGAATGACTGATTTCCATCTCGCCCGGGGCGCGATTCTGGTGACCTGTGCCAATTGCTGTCGCCGAGTGATCGAGGTGCCGGCGAATCGGTGCATGAAAGGCGACAGGGCGAAACGGAACCTGCTGGTGTTCCCGGATTTCGCGAAGCGGACGTCGGAGCATGAACGAGACGCCATCTTCTACGCGTGGGCTGCTCCGATCATTGACCTTCCGCTCCCAAAGCGGAGGGCGTCGTGAGTGAATTCAAGACCGAAGCCGAGCTCTGCGTGGCATTCACCGCTTGGGTTGCCCGGCGTCGTCCGGACCTGAAGTGTTACGCCGAATGCGACGGATGGGACCTGCTCATCGTCTACCCCGACGGCACCCAGCTCGGAATTCAAGCCAAGCTCCGGCTGAACGCCGAAGTGATCATGCAGGCGGTGCCATCCGACTGGCACGGCGAGCATGGCCCCGAGTTTCGCGCGGTCCTGGTCCCGGAGGAGCGTGGCGCATTCATCGGCCTCGCCAGACACTGCGGACTCATCGTCTTCGCCGGCCGTTCCGTCGGCCGACGGTCATGGCGTGGCGACGAATTCTGCCCTGATCTCACCCCACACAATCCCTACGGCTTGCCGTGGATCGATTGGTGCCCCGAGACGCGGTCCACCGTCCCAGAATTCGCCACCGATTCGATTGCCGGCTCGCCATCCCCGATTACACTGACGCAATGGAAGACCGGCGCGCTGCGTGTCCTCGCCGAACTGGAAGTGGCTGGGAAGATCACGCGGCAGAAGATGCGTGCGTTGCGGGTCGATGAACGCCGCTGGATCCAGATGGGCTGGCTGAAATCGACGGAGCCGCGGGGGACTTATGTCATCGATAAGCGGCCGCCGTTCGCCGACCAGCATCCGACTGCCTACGCCGCGATTCTCGCCGAACGTCGAGCGACCGAAGTCCGTGCACCGGTGCCGGAAGGAGCGAACGCGTGACGGAACTGACCGCGGCTGACATTCGGCGGATGCATCGCGACCTCCTGCGCGCGATGTTCCCGCCCTGTAGGGGTGTTCCGCTGATCGTCAGCGGGGAACCGATCGGGAGCGAAGCCTGCGCAGCCCTCAGGGAATTCGCCAGCGAAAAACAGGGACCACTCTGGAACAAGGTGTGGAGTGGCACGCCGAAGGGTCAGGCTTACGTGCTCGACCGAGACGAGATGCTCGTGCGTGATTGGATGACGACGCCATCGGGACCGATCTCGTGAAAGAGCGCCTCCTTCTCTTGGCGTGGGCGATCGGTATCCTCTGGCTCGGCTTCGCACTTGGCCGGATCCGCCGTCCCGATCGGCAGGCTATCGCCATCGATCGACTCTTCCCGGACGGCCAAGTCACCGATCGCAGCATCCAGCGCTACGCCGACGGGGAATGGGTCGTGACGCGGCGCACGCCGGACGACTCCGCAGTCACCTGCCCCACCCTGGCTGAAGCGATCGAGGAAGATCTGAGGCGCGGTCGATGACGGCCGATCTGATCGAGAGCCTCAACGTCGTTCACCGGCAACTTGTCGCACGGTATGTCGCGATCGACGAAGAATCCCAGCGCCTCGCCGTGGCAGTTGAGTCAATCGAAGCGCTGCTGCGCGTCTATGGCTGCCCGCGTCCTGATGAGATCTTCGAGCCTCAAGGAGACTTCGAGGGCGAGAAAAAGCCCGGAAATGAACTCGGACAACCAGCTGGACAGCCTGCTGGCCAAGAATCGGCCAACTCGAAGCCGGATAATGACCTGCGAATGACAGAGGTCGTGCCACCACGCGGAAATGAACCGGCGGCGACCGAGACGGTGAAGGCCCGAAATCCTGTAGCCGACTGGCCACTTGCCCGGCAGCTCTGGGAGACCACGAGCCAGGCGATGACGGAAATCTGCGGCCGCGTCCCCTGTACCGTCGCAACGTTGAAGCGCCATGCGACGATCGAGGGATGGGCTGCTCGCCCATTCGATTCGGAGGCTGAGGAGGATGACGAGGACGAAGAACCGACGCCGTCGCCCCAGCTCGATCGAGAGCGTGTCGCTCCAGGCGATATCGATCCCCGAACCGGCCGGCGGCGAAACCCTGGCGGCAATGGCTTCAATGCTCGGCAGACCGACGAAATCGTGGCGATAGCTCGGCCGGTGTGGGAGAGCGCTTCGCCACGATATGGCATCAGCGCGATCGCGAAGGCAGCTGGCGTCTCGGCGACGACGATCTACCGAATCGCGAACGATCGCGGGTGGGTATCGAGCGGCCGTCTGCACAGTTCGAACGATCGCATCGAGGCGGCCATCGTGCACGTCCTCGATTCCACGCCGATTCGACCCGCTCCGACGACAGCATCTCAGCTCCCCCGAGGGTCGGAAGGCGATCCAGAGGAAGGGGATGACGAGGAAATTCCGCCGGCACCGCGCGCGCCGCGTCGGCCATCGATGATCTCGCACCGCGATATCACCACCGAATCGATCCGCGGTCCGCGACCAGGAACGCTCAACGGCATTCGGCGGCGTTGTGCCGATTGCAATTCCATCACGATGACCGACCCATGTGAATGGTGCGTCAAGAGACTGGCCCGGGAGCGCGATGGCGAACCGAAGCTGGCCGAGAGCTTGGCGTGACGGCGCTGGACGCCTTCACGGCGATCTGCGAGATCTGCGGCTGCGATTGGTATCACGCCTGTCCCGGTGGCTGCGGCTGGGACCGAGGATTCTGGAAGAAGCGCCGCGCAGTATGCACCGCCTGCGTGGCGAAAGTGCACCCGCGCCGTACGGGTAAACGACGGAAGCGACGGCGGTCAACATGGCCTGCAGGGAAGGCCGACGGCGGTGTCAGCAACACTCTCTCGGGGGAGAGATGACGAATCGATCACGGCAATGCGGCGGCATACTGGCCGACAGGGTCGCCAAGTGCGGTCCGTTCGGCGCGCACCGCCACGATCCCCATCGGGATCTCTTCATCTTCGACCGGCTTCGCGAGGGCTGGACGAGACCTGAATGCGCCTGGTCGCTGGGGATCACGACGCAGGCCGTCGACAATCGTATCGCGCGGTTTCGCCGGGCGTCACCAGCTGCCGCGTACCGTGAGATCAATGACGGTACCGACGTGTGGTGGCGCTGCGTCGACGGTCGATTTCAATACCGGGTCATGCAGCACGGCATCTGGCGCGAGCTCAGCGACGACGATGCTGCTGCGATCGTCCATCCTGGCCGGGTTGCCGTCATGGCTGTCGTGAGATCCCAGCCATTCCTCGACGAGGATTCGGAAGTGGCGGCGTGAGTCTGGCGCGCTGGCTCGCATCCATTCGCCTCGCGTGGGATCGGGATAAGTCCCCGATCGGACGGATGATCCCCCCCCCCGCCGCGGCCGTGGCCTCGCCCCGCATTCGATCCGTTCGCGTCCGGCTATCGGCCGACAGGCGGCCCGACGGACCCCGCCCCCTGTGGACCGCAAGGCGGATCGGGACTGATTGGGGCATCTTCATCTGGGGCCCAGCCCCCATTCTTCGAGGGAGGCGTTGTGAGCGAAGTATTCGAAACAGTAGCCGTGCCAGAGCACGTCGAGCATTGCCGAATCGCGTTCGAATGCGACGTCTGCCATCGACAGACCCGGTCAACCGATCAATGGCCCGATCCTTCGGGAGTCAGTCGGGACAACAAATATTTGGTCCGCGAGGGATGCTCCCTGGAGACAAATATCGGCGAGGTCTACCCTGAGGGAGGATCAACGATTCTGCGGCAAGTGTTGTTGTGTTTTGACTGTGCCGCGTCCCTCATCGCCGAGGTCGTGGAACGAGGCGCGAAGGTTACGGAATCGACGGTAGAACTCTAGGAGCCATGGCATGACGAAGGACGAAACGGCATTTGAGAAGTTGTTCCGCGCGTGCGAAGAGGCAGGTACGGTCGCTGGGTTGAAGTCGGTATCGCTTGAAACCCAGGCAATGCAAGACGGAATGCTATTCGTGCGCTCAACATCAACTCCGCTGGCCGGCGCGGCATGGTGGAGAGATTGGGCAATCACGAGCGAAGTCATTGACGGCGTAGAGTGGTGCTCGCTTGTAAGCATTGTTGCCGGGTTCATCATGCAGAGACCGGAGGCAACGTGACAGAATGGAGCAAGCCTGAAAAGGGAGATGATGGCATTTGGAGAACCCGATCGCTTGATCCGTCCGATATAGGTGGCGCAGATATCGGCGGCGCCGAATTGAATAAATGGGGACTCGAGGTTCAACGAGTCGCTGGCGAACAGTCTCACGCCGGGACGGTGATTATGCCTCCGGCCGCCGCCGTCGCGCTGCTTGCCGCCGAGGCAAGCGATCGATTGGGATGGAAATGGAGGCGATACCAGCCGACGCCGACGGCGCCGATCCACATGTGCAACCCATACAGCGACTGGTGGTTCGACGCCGGCGCGAAGGTGCCGACATTTCGCTATGAAGTCTGCATCCCCGATCCGGATACCCATCTCAGCCGCACAGCAGATGAACTGCTCGCATCTCTGCACGGCCTGACGTTGCTGCGAGAAGCGATGGCGGTGAAGGCGTGACTCGCGCTTCACGCATCTGTTCGCACCCAGGCTGCCCCCAGTTCGATCCCTGTCCCATGCACGGCAAGGCATCGATCGACGGTCGTCCGAGCGCCGAAGCTCGTGGTTACGGTGCGAAGTGGACGGCGTACAGTGCTGAATACCGCGAGCGAAATCCGTGGTGTGTCACCTGCGCTCGGAACGGCAAGCGCATCGCGGTCGCGTTGGTCGATCACATCAAGCCCGTGGCCGGACCGGACGACCCGACATTCTGGGACCCGAACAATCATCAGGGGCTTTGCCGATCCTGCCATGCAGTGAAGACGAAGGCAGAGGGCCTCACCGCGCGATCACAGGCCGCTGCTGACGCCGGATCCCGAAAGGTCATTCTCGCATGATTGGAGTTGACGGTGGGGGGGTAGTCTATACAATGCATGGACCGCTTTTTGACCGTG